TTATTTCTCCCTTATTTTTTGTCCATGCTGTTGCTTAATTTCATTGATAAAGGCATTTTGTGCGTAGAATTTTTGCACCATTGCTTCGATAAAAAGTTCTTCTAAATCCTCTCGTTTAACTTGTGGAATCAGTCTTTTTAAATTCTCTAATTCAAATTGTTGAGTTAGAGTTAACTCGCTTTTGATTGGTTGCATTTATTTCTCTTTTATTAATTGATTAAAATTAGTTACCGTTTCTTTTACAGTTTTCTCATCAATAAATTCAACTGAAGAACACTGAAAATTAGTAAATATTGTTTCAACAATAATAGTGTTCATAAAATTGTTAAAAGAAATACTAACTAAATGAGTGGCATTAATTAATAACGTACGATTACTAAGCTTTTCTTTGATTATCAGATGATTCATTTTTCTCCTTTTTACTCGATACAAAAATAATTTTTACTTCTCTAAATTCAATATTATTAACAGGATAATTAGGGTTAATTTGTCTCACTAAAATCATGTCAATTAAATTGTTTTTGCTGTACCATCCACTTACTTTTATTTGCATTTTTTAGCGTACTCTTTCACGTCTTTTTTAGACATTTGTTGAAACTGGTGGCGTGTATATTTCGTTGCCATTTTCTACTTCAAATTGTGCGTTATATTGTTTTGTAATAAATTCCTCTCTTTTTAGTTGTTGATATTGTCCTAATCTTTTTAGAAATTCAATACGCCACTGTTTCGGTGGTTCGGTAAATATTTGAAATTTACGGGGATTTTTGCACACGACTACAACGGCTAATTGCTCAATTTTTATCCCTATTTCTTCACAGGCAATTGCATAAGCTCCTGCTTGAATAAATTTATGTTCTATCCATTGCTTTTTTTTAGCTTGTGTTGAAGTTGTCCAGTCAAAAATAGTGGATAATCCTTCAAAATTCGAGCAAATTAAATCAGGTTTCCCCTTGAATTTATACTTATGACAAAACAATCTTTTTTCAATTATTAATTCATTGTCTTTATCTTTAATTAATAATCTAAGAAAAGGAATAATTGTTCTGAGCATAGGGTGATCTGATTCATTCGTTCCGATACTATGAAGGAAATCTTCGATCGCTTTATGCAATGCTGTACCATTATCAAGGATTTTTTGACGTTCGAGTTGAGCGCCTTCGACTCCGTGAATTTTCTCTAATTTTTTCATCCATTTGAGTAAGGCTTTTTCTTTTTCTGGATCTTTAGTTTCTTCAATTATTGTGGTTACTCTTGGGTAATCATCACCGATAATTTCGAGGGTACTAATCATACTTGTTCATTCTCAAAACGAAAGGGATTTTTAATTAATTCATCAGGAGCAAAACATAAATCATAAACCTTGTCTTTTTGCTCTTGAGAAGCCTCTAATAACCATTTGGAATTAGCTTCAATTCGATCAATTATTAAATTTACTGAATTTACTTTTTGCCCTTCTTTTGACAACAAATTGGCTATAGTATTTGACAACTGTACTGCCGTCAAAAAATAGACCATCATTATTTTTTCTGCGTCTGAAGCGATACGATCGTTATCCATTTGTTTTCTCCCATAATTAGGGTCATTTAATTTACGTCTTTTTGCTTCTCCCATAATTAATTTTTCTCCTTTTGATGATTGAGTTTATTTCTTAAATATTCAGTACCAGCATCAATAACGCTTTCTATTGCTTCTTTTGCTTCAGGAGTATTTAGATTAAAATTTCCTTCAGCAACATTTCCTTTTTTTGTTACTATTGTTTTCCTCATTTATTCCTCCTTTTTCATAGGTAATGTACTTAACGTTTTTGGTTCTGCAAATAGTTCTAATTGTGGAGAAAGTGGATTTTCAAAAAATGGGGTTAAAACCCTCAACATTTCTTTGGCAATTTCTGGAGTTAATTCAGCAATTTTTAGATTAATTTTGTAACGTAAAAAATCATCTTTATTGTAATAATCTTCCAGAGATAAATTGCCATATTTAGATTTAATTTCTGTTTTAAGATTATGCCCACAATTTGGATTAATATTTTCTAAAGTTGGTGCTGAGTCGTTTGTTACTAAGGTTAAGTTACTTTCCATAATTCCATTGTCCTTCTTTTAATAATGTTGTGCTAATCATTGATTCGTGGTTATCGCCGTCCCATCGTACTATCAACAATTCAATGGATAATTGACGGGGATTTTTACGGAGATAAACACCTGTTTTTCCTGTTTTAATTTCGGTAACTCGTTGTCCTTTTTTCATTGTTTTTTATTGGGCTTTAGTGATGATGATTTATTTCTTTCATCGGTTAAATATTGCTGTCGAGCAACAATACTTTCAGATTTAATTTGCATTAAAATTGACAATTTTTGTGTGGACATCCAGTCAAATAAATTGTCAATAATTAAATCTTCTTTGGGGGTAAAATAATGAGGACGATTTAGCTTAGTCATCTTCTTCAATTTCGTAATAAGTATTCATTTGCAAACAAGCATTATCAAGAAGTTTATTAACAAATTCGTCATCGCCTTTGTAAAATTCCAAAAACTTTTTATGTTTTTCATATTCAGATAAAGATTCTGCTTTTTTTACAGCTTCTTCTGAGGTTTTCGCTTCAAAAAAAAGAGAAATATTTGTGCTAATGTCCAAGTCAAAACAAATCCTAAATCTCATAGTTTTTCCTCTGAAATAATTTTGATAAAAGTTTTTAGATTAAATTTTGTTCTGAGGATTTCTAGCAAATAGCAAGGATCTTTAGGTAAATTACAATTATTCCAATACTCAAGAAATTCTTGAGTATTGGGGGCGGATCTGATAATTTGACGGCACATAATCCAATCTTTTGCTCTGTTTGCTCTAAGTCGTTGCCAGTAAGTGGCAGTAGCGTCATCAAAATTAAGGATTCTTTCTTCCGGGGATGGTTGGCTTTTTTCTACCCAATTCGCTAAGAGTGGTAATGCGTCTCTTTGCTTTTTCAAAGCCTTCTTAGAATTAGCTAATCTGCGATTAGTTAATCCTTTCGGTTTATATTTTGGGAATCGAGAGAATTTAATCATTATTGCCACCCCAATCGTTATCCCCAAATAGGCTCAATTGTTTGTATTGTTTGTTTGGAATATAGCGATAATCTTTTTCTAATCGTTTTTTATATTCCTCAAGGTGCTTATTTGCGGGGATAACAAAGGCTTTGTCTTGAGAGTCTTGAGAGTACAAATCAAACAATCGCCCGATTACTTTTTCCTCGTTTACTTTGACCTCCATATCGTGCAGAAGCTCCTCATCATCAGTGTCGATCAACTCCTCAAAATCAAATTCATAATGAACATAATCATCAAATTCCTGACGATTAACCTTCAGCAGTTCCATGTAGTAAACCACTTTGTCAAGAAAAGTATCTTTTGCAATATCTTTCTTAAGTTGAAAAACGATCGACTCAAAGAAATCTAATTTTTCAAGACTTGAATTATCTGTGTCTAATTGTCTCAAGAAAATTAATTTTCCCTTATCTTGTTTGAGAAGATAAAGATAAGTGTTTTTAACTAAAATTAAATTGTCCTTTCTGGTGTATTTCCAATCTTTTGGAAAATCTCTTACAGAACGCAAAGGAATAAAATCCTCTAACTTTATATTTGCCGATATTGGGGATTCTTGAGGGGAATCAGAAATATTGCTGGGGTCATCTTCAGGATAGACCTGAAGATATTTTGAGTAATCTTCACGACAAAGTTTACTCCGTTGGGTAAATTCTCGACGTTCCTCATCTGTCATGTAATCTGGATAATCAACTTCTGAGGAGTCACGATCGAAGTCTGGATCGTCTATATCAGGGTTGCCCGTTTCTGGATTGACAATAGGAGTAGGGATTTCTTCAGTCTCTGATTTCATTGGCAATAATTCCAAAGTACCGAAATAAGAAAAATTAACATCCTCATTTGAATTATCAATTTCTTCTGGATAATCAATATCATTTTGACGATCAACAGGATAATTAAAATGTTGTTTGACTTTTTGAAGAATCTCGCCCTTTAATTTCCCTTCACTTTCCCAAATATCAATTAAATCCCAATCATCAAAAGTAATGCCTTCTTGGGCGGCTAGTTCAATTTCAATTTCAAATTGTGCAGTTAATTTGTTAAAGTCAATCTGATATTTTTTTTTATTTTTAGTGAAACAAGAATGACGATTTTTTTGTAATCTTTCATGAGAAGAAATAAAACTATTTCTTCTACTTTTTAACCATTGGTCAGCAGGAGTAAAAACCATAATAATTAAGTCCTTTTTTATAGTAAAAAGCCACAATTTTTAACGACATTTGTGGCAGTAGTCGAATTATTTATTAGTAGTTACTCCACTCATCTTGAATGGGTAAAAAATTTTCTTTCTCTTCATCGTCTTCGTAATCATCATCATTAATATTAGGAGACAATAACAAGGGTAAAAAGGTGTTAATACTAGGCATTTGTTCTGTCCGTTGAAAAGCTGATTGCAACAGTTCAGTTATGTTCAGTCCTCTTAAAGTTGCTTCGAGAACATAAGGTGAAATCGTGCTTGTTGCGTATCTGATTTGTGCCTCTGCTTTCTCTTTTATTCCTTTACTTAAAGTAGGATTTAGGGCTTGAAAAATTACTGATCCTTTGAAATTAGAATTTTCTAAAATTTGAGTGCTTTGATTAATTTTGCGACACAATAATTTAATAAAATTTATCAAATGGTTATCGTCCATCTGACAAATTAAAATAGAGTTCCCGTCTTTCATTTTGTGAAGTTCAAACATTGTTTTTTTGCTTAATTTAGTAGTGGTTAATTGAGGATAGGAATTAGGGGAATTAATCCCCTTTTATTGAAGGTTTATTTAGCTTTTTCTTTAGCTTCTTCTGCTAATAATTTGAGTTGTTTTTTGGCTTCTCCTAAACTTTCTGGATCGCCCTGAGCATCAACTTCGATCATGGTAGTTGGCAGATTTGGATCGAATAAAATTGGACTAGATTTTAAGAAATCAGCAATGAGGTGAAGCTGTGCAATTTCATCTTCTTCACGATCGCGCCACTGAAAATTTACTGAATAATAGTTACCGTAGTCGTTAGCGTGTTTGGAAAAAGAAGTTTGAAAAATCCCTAGTCCTGGATCTTTGTTTTCCATTACTTCAATTACTTTTTGCCCCAATACTGATAAGGACTGAGTTTTTAGGTAAGTTACACAAATGGTATTTTTGGGTAGCCTTGATTCTTTTGGAGATGCAATGAACCAAACTTGCAACCAAGAGGTTTGCTTTGTTTTACCCAAATTACCGTAAAAATTTTTGGTTGAGATAATGGAAATCTCTAAATTATTGCCTAGTAAATTATCTTCACCGACTTTCCACTGACCGATTTGACAGTCATTACGGACTGCATAAGGTGGAGTAAAATGATTGATTTTTTCTTTGTCAATTGTTCCAAAAATTGAGAGACTTGGTAAAGCTAATTTACTGCTCTTTTCTGTTTTTTCTTTAGCTAATGTCATTTGTTTTCCTTTGTTACTTTCTTTTTAGTTGCGTGTTTTTTAATTGGATGCGAAACCCCCAATTAAGTAAGAATTATTTATATTTTGGCAATGGAATTTTAGTAATTTTATTACCAACAAATTCAACGGATTTTACTGGTTCAGAGGGTGATTGAATGCGATAATTTCCTTCTACTTTTTCTTTAGATTTTTGAGATTGTTTAGAGGGTTCTATTGCACTTTCTATTTCTTTATTTCGTCTGTTTTTTGGGCCTTTAGATTGGGCTTCTGAGATTATGTTGTACGGAATTTGATTAAGTTTGTACTTGCCGTGTCCTAGTTTTATCAAAACTTTTTTTTCTTTTAATCTTCTTAAAAATTGTGTAACGAGGGTTGTTTGAATTTTTAGTTCTTCTGCACACAATTCAAGATAATTAAATTTATCTTGATGTTTCAAAAAGACTTGCAGTACTTCGTTTTGACGATAAGTAATGTTAATTTCGTCCATATTTTTATTAAATTTTCAAGGTACTAATAAAATTTATAGTTTTGAATTTTTAGGATTAATTAGCGATCCCATTCTTTAATTTCTTGTTCAAGACTGGTGGCAACTGCTGTCAACAAGTCTGTGATTGACAATTCTTCGTCCATTTCTTCAAAATATTGCTTGTCGATTAGGGTATCGGTTTTGTCTGAAAGATATAATGCTTCGGTGATTAATCGTAGTAATTTGCGTTTGTTTAAATTGTCTGCAAATTTCTGTTTTAGTTCTTGATTTAGAGCATCTTCAATCATTGGTTTAAACTTAATTCTTTTAGGGATTTAATAGACATTTTTCATCCGATTTAGAAATATTTAGGGAGTGGAATTTTAACTATTTTTCCATTTATAATTTCCACTGAATTTATTTCTTCTTTTGGTGACTCAATTTCGTGGTAATTATCAGGGTATTTTGGCTTTCCTTGTGGTGAAAATACCCGTCTAACAGAAACCTTAGTTTCTCTTTCCATAATTAAGCGAGAGCTAATTCTTTCTTAGTTTCAACTTCCGCTTTTACTACGGTTACTCCTAAGACAATTACTCGATCACCCCACATAAATTGAGCAAATTTGAGAATATTATTGTCAAAATCTTCATACCCTTTTGCGTCTAAGGCGTGGGAGAAAAGATGATATTCGTAGCCATAGCAGAATTTATCGTCACCAGCTAAGACTTCGATTTGGTATTTTTCACCGTCTTTGAGAGGTGGTAAAGATTGCTCTTTGAAGACGGGGATAAACTGATGATTGACTATTCGGTAATCAACTCGATATTGATTATCGAAGCTGTCGTTTAAAGCTAATTGATCTATTTTTTCCTTGACTAATTCAGGGGTATAAGTACCCACGGGAAAATAAATTTTCTTGAAAGAGTAACGAGTGTAATGGGTTACTTTTACGACAAGCTCTAAGTGATGATCTGCTGATGGCGCTAGCAGTTCATAGCATTTTTCTAAATGCTGACAATTATTTAGTTGTGACATTCTGTAAACTTTTTTAATTTAATAATTCAATATTAACAGACAACTAAGCATACTGTCAAGACATATTGTTTAGATATAAAGAAAAAAAATTAAGCCATAGCTAAAGCGTGGGATTTAATAAATTTATATTGATGGGGTTTCAATTTTATATCAAATCCTTCAAAATCAAATAGATCAACTCCTAATTTTTTCAGTTCATAGTCCAAAAGATTAACTTGATCCTGAGTAAAAATCGGTTGGTTTTTGCCCGTTTCCCAACGACTAACAGTAGTAGATTGAGTTCCTAAAAACACGCCAAAATCTTGCTGTGTATAGCCTAAGCTAACTCTAATTAGCTTGATTATTTCGGGAGTTTTTTGAAACTTTGCTGGTTTACGAAGTTCTTGCTTTAAGAGAGCTAAACTTTTTTCCATATTTTCCATTGTTTTGTCTGGGACATTGTTTGCAGTTATTTGTATTTTCATTATATAATAAATCAGCAGACCATCTAAGCAATATACCTAGATGGCCTACTGCCTCAATTTAAAAAGTTTACAGAATATCTGTTCTAGTTACGCCATAACTAGAACAACTCTTGATTATCATTTTACACACTGCTTAGGCAATATGCTATGAGGTTTCCCAGAAAAATTTAATTAATTAGAGGGAAATTACCCATAAATCAATTGTTTTTTTGTGAGTAGAATCGGAAATTTAATCATTAAAGCCTTGTCTTTAATGGCTTTATTTTATTTGTCAAAAAGATTTTGACATTTTGACAAATCGAAAAACAAATTATTAATCACTTAATTTTTAGGTAAGGAAATCCGTATTAATTCTGAAAAATATGAGTGAATTTCTAGCCACGATCGAGATAGTAAGTCGGTATGAGGTGTTAGTCAACGCACCTGATGATCGGACTTTATTTGCTTGGAATGAGGGTGGGGAACTACCAGAAGCAACAAAATTGAAATTAAACCAAGTGCAGTGGATCGGCAACTTGGTGTCCGAGACAAAGAAAGTTATTGAAGTTATTGAAGGAGAGTAAAAAAAATGACTGCTTTTACCATATGTCCAAATGACATTATCAATAATAATAATATTGATGGGAATGAGCGATCCATTTGGCTATTTATAGCGATGTATGACAATCTTGAAAATTGGCGACACATCACTAAGCATATTGCGAGTAATTTGGGACTGTGCTTGAATACGGTTAATTCTAAAATAAGATCACTTGTAGGAAAAGGATTACTCGATCGTACTCCCAAAAATAATGGAGAGTTCGGATATATATATTCAATACCTGAGAAATATAAAAAATTTGATGCAAAAATTAGCGTAAAAATAGAAAAGGGACAAAGTAAAAATTTTTGCTCAAAACGTTCAAAAAACACGACCGCAAAATTACCGACCGCAAATTTCACGGCCACAAAATTTGGTGTCGATAATAATAATGAACAAATCAATACTGAATTAAATAAAAACTTAATCAATCAATCAAGAGAGAAAGACGAACGAAATATTTTATATTTAGAAGAAAAAACGGAAATAATCAACCGTACAGATATTTTGGAGATGGAAACCACTGATTACGAAATAGTGGTAGAAAACAACGAAAGTTTATCTGAAGGCATAAATACCCCCGTGGGTGTGTGTTCTCGTAAGGAACAAGAAACCACTAACAGAAATGGGGTAGAAAATGTCGAGGCAATTTTGGCTGATGAGGAGTTTATGGCATTTGTTCAAGCAGAGTTGCCTAATATGCAAAATCCGAAGGCTTATCTGCGGTCTAAGGATAAAGAGACGGGTGAACCGATTTGGATTAAATATTGGGCGAAATTTAAGGGCAGTGATTCAACGGCAAAAGTAGAAAAGTACTGGAAAGAAAGATTACCTTATGAGCAAATGCAGTGGGAAAAAGACTTACCGACTTATTCTCAGTGGTTGAATCGTGTGAAAAATTGTAAACGAGAGGACAGTTTTACTGAGGATACGAGTTTGGGTCAACATCGCAATACGAGAATTATGTTTTACCGTTGGTACGAGAATTATTATTTACCAACGTTAGAGAAGGAATTGGAGAGTAATGGAGAATTGCCACCGGTTAATCCAATTGCAATGGAAGTAGTTGGGCAATTTGAAAAAGCATGGGGGAAATAAAAAAATAAAATTAAAATTAAAATCAATGACATTTGTTAATTATTCACGGGCCATCGCTATTTTATTACGAAGGAGAATTTATTATGAATAAGCAAAAAACATCAAAACTTAAAAACAGATATACGTCATCAAAAGATTACTATTCTTATGAAAAAGATTATTTATATATATTAAAAAAACATATCCTAAGTGTGTGTCCTAATATCGAAAAAATAGTAAATTCAAATATCCTTGAAAAATTAAAATCTAATAATTATGTTTTACCTAATTTTAGCGATTATTATACAGGAGTAAGCCTCTATGCACACCTTCGTTCTTTTATAGATAATTTTCCTTGTTTTTATATTGATAAATCTTTTATGGAGTTAGCTATAAATACTGAGTTACCTAAACAATATGAAATTGAAAATTATTTTGTAGAAAATGCAATTTTTTTACTTCCTAAGTCCGAAAAATATTACAAGTTTATTATTTTTAATAAAAATAATATTAAAAATGCAATGACTTGTCCAATTTTTTATCATGATAAAGGATTTGAAGTTTATCCTTTTCGTTTTACTCCTGACTTAGATGAAATAATAAATGATAAATTTAAAGATTTCAAAGATGACAAGATAGCACTTAATTTATTGCCTCAAATTTTTTTATATATGGCTACTTACCAAGACAAAAGTATGTCCATTGTGTCAGAGTCAAGTGGGCAAGGCTTCAAGAAATCTCAAGGGAAATTATTAACACCACCTACGATCGGATTCAATGAAAGACATTATGTGAAACAACAGAAAGAAAGTTACGGAAGTAATCCTGACTTACAAGGAATTAAAAAACAAACTCATTGGAGACGTGGACATTGGAGACAATACGACGACGGTAAATTAACTTGGATTCGCCCTTGTTTGATTAATCCACTAACAGAAGAATAAAACAACATAATATTATCCATCCAAGCAATTTGTATACTTTTAGTTTAGAGAATGTTTAACAAAAATTAGAAAAAAATAGCCATCAAAAGAAGACTATTTATGTGTGCTATAAAGAGTAAAATAAACTAGAACTGTTTACAATAATTATTATACTTTATTCAGAGTTTAAATCTGATAATTATTAATAATAATTATCAATTTTTATCTAATTAAAATTAAAGAAGATTACATTTTAATACTTATTAAATTGAAAAAAACTTGAAATGTGATATAAGAAGGTATCAATTTCAAAGTTTTTAATATTTTTATAGTAGAAAATGAAAATTATCTCTATTTTATCTTTATTGTCAGTATTCAGTTTTGCTAGTTCTGCGTTGGGTTTTGAGGTTTTATCGGTGGGAGACGGTGACACTATTACCGTTAAACAAGATACTCAAAAAATTATTATTCGATTGGCTTGTATCGACGCGCCAGAATCTTCTCAGCCGGGGGGTACAGCTTCCACTAATAGACTTAAACAATTATTACCTGTGGGTACTGTAATTCAAGTTAATAAAGTTGATAGTGATAAATACGGTAGGACAGTTGCGATCGTAAATAAGGGTAATTTGAATATTAATTTAACGCTGGTTCAGGAAGGTCAAGCTGTTGTTTATAAAGAGTTTCTTTCTAAATGTCCTGATGGTCAAAAATATTTGGAATTGGAGAAAAAGGCTAAAGAGAGAAAAATAGGGTTTTGGGCGGTGAAAGATTTAATTATGCCGTGGGAATGGCGCTCTGGTATTCGTCCAGTTCGAGTAGTACCTATTCCTGTTGAGGATCTGAACCCTGCTCCTCGTAATCCCAATTTGCCTTCCTGTACTAATGGTGGTGATTGCAATTGCTCTGATTTCAAAACTCAAGCCCAAGCTCAAAGAGTACTTGATACTTTCCCTAATGACCCTCATGGACTCGATCGGGACAACAACGGCGTTGCTTGTGAATCCTTGCCTTAATTTTTTTTCTGTGCTAAACTGTATTAGTACTAATGTTCTGAGGTGAAAAAATGTATATAACTACTTTTGAATTGAATATTGCTAATTGCTTAAGTCAAGCTACTGAAAAGTCAATCTTTATAGCTAAGAGTCCTTTCAATCTGGAATTACCCCTAAATTATGAAATTGAAATATGCTTTAATGATGTAAGTAACGAAACTATTACAGAAAAAATTAATGTTTTAAATGCAAAAATCATCGACAAAAAAACAAGAATATATTTGTCAGAAAATAGACACTTGATAACAAAAATAAAAAATGATTTTCAATTAACTGATGATCTCAATCATTTAATAAAAACAGGGATAATTCATTTTAAATTTATTTTAGAAAGTGAAGATAGAGATTTAGTATTAAAACTATATGAATTTAAAAAATTATCAGAAGAATTAAAAAAATATTAGATATTTTTAATTCAAGTAAATATTGTTCCCTTGTAAGTGAATATCAGTCGAGACATTTAAGCTAAAACCCGTCTCAAGGTTATACTCAATAGCGGTTATACCGTTCAATAATAGTTTTAATCCGCTTTTTATATCTAAAGTAAATATTTCAGTTTCAGTGTCATATTCGATTTTAGTGCCATCCTGAAATTGAATTAAATATTTATTTGGATTATCAACTGGGGGATTATTATTTTTAGTGTAAAAACTGCCTAAAATCAAACCATCTTCGCACCTTTCATCAGTTAGAATGGCTACCTTTTCTCCTATTTTGGGCATGAAATAGGCTTTATTTAATCCAGTAATAGGGAATAAAACGGGTAATGGTTTGGTAAGAATCCCCGGCTGTTTATCTGTCAATTTTACCCGTGCTAATCCTTGGGGTGCAAATTCTGCGTAACCGTTCCCGTCAATTAATCCGATCCGCCATACTTGTTGTCTCATTTATCTTCTATCCAAATTATAATTTTGTCTCCAAAATTTTCAAATTTAATGTTAGCTTTATATCGTGTAAAATCTATATTTGTGTGATATAAATAATCTCGAAAAGCATAGTATAAACTATCATTTCTTTTTCTTTGTTCACTACGATAAATTGATAGAAAAAGAGTGAGAATAATAAATATTAAAATTGAAATTCCTATCATAGTAAATCTTCTTGTGCTAAATGAACTTGACCATCCCAATCACCTTGTTTAAAGGCGTTCTGAGCGGTAAGGGGTGAATAAATACCGAGTTCAATATTTACTGAATCTCTTTGAGCAGCTTCGTTTTGAGCTTGTATTTTTTCTAATGGAGTTAATTGAACTTTTGCATTAGGAAATATCTCAATTTCTACTGGCTCGGAAGTAATAGTATTATCTTTTGCCAACATTGCATATCTTAATAATTTTTCGTAAGGTTCGATCCAGTTATCAGACATCCAGTCGTTTTTTAAATTTGCCCAATCATATCTTTGAGCAAGTCCTGCAGTTTGTGCCGTACCCAGAGCCGATCCAGTAGCATTAGTGGTATTGAACAATTCATATACAGGTAAATCTACTTCTGAGATTAAAGCATCCTTGAGTAATTCCATAATTTGAGAAGCTCCTGCATAAGTGCGAGAAACATAATCAAAATCTTCTTCATCCATATCGACTAAGAGTGCTTTTATTGCCGATCGCCCCATTTCAGCAACGTATAATCTTTTTTGAATTTGCTCTTGTCTGGTGGTAGTACCTGCCCTTAAATCTTCCTTGAGAGCCTTTCCTAAACCCTTCATTTTATATTTGGCTTGGTTGTAATCACTGAGCATAGCTGAACCAGACATCAATCCTGTTTGCCATGCTGTCCATGTGTCAAAAACATTCTGAATAACTGAATCGTTATATCCCCCGTTGTAGTTCAAAGATTCATCGTGTAATATTTTTCCACTAAATCTAAGTACTCTTGAGTAGTGCCAAGTAGTAGGTAAATTATTAATATAAATTTTGTAATAATCAGGGTCGCTATATTTACCTTGATTTGATTCTGGGTAAATTTCGTAGCGGTTCAAAACCTTAAACCATTCGATCGATTGGATCGATTTTTCGTTAACGGGTTCTTTCGGATCTAGCCCGTCTGCAAGACCAATTAAAATAAATCCGTCTCCATGTTGCCGTCCTAAAATTGATGCTTTTGAAAATGCTTCTCTAACACCTATTTTTCCTTTTTTAAATTTCAATTTTTCAAGATATTGTTCGAGTTCTCCAACAGGAATTTCGGTTTGATTTTCTTCTCGAACCTGTCGAATTACCATCCAATCTTTTTTACATTTTGTAGGATAATTTTCAACTAATCTTCTGATCATTCCAGAACTTCTGGGTAGATTTTCTAAATCTTTTTTGGAAAGAGATTTAATAGAGTTTATTTTAATATTTTTCGATTTATCTCTAGTCGTTCCAAATCCTGTTAAGGAATTAGAAAAAGAGGAAAATATTTGATTTAATCCTTCTGAATCGAAATTTATTGTTTCCTGTACTTGTGTCATAAATTACCCTAAATTACCATCGTTGAAAATACATAATTGCTTTCATCATTTCCCACAGCTTCACCTTTATCGACACAGCCACATAGGGAGTCTAACCATGTTTGTACTTGCCATCCAATTGGCACTTCTGTTCCTTGAGAAATATCTAGGGATTGCTGAATCCTAAGATTAGCTTCAATTACGGGTCTTAGATTCATTTTATCTTCTTGAAATCTAAATTTAGCACTACCAGAGGCTTCGGTAATTGTTTGTTCTCCCTTTGATGTCCACATTGTGAGCGCGGCTACTAAGTAAGGGCGATACTCGATCGCATCTCCTATTGTGCCTTTGGATTGATTGAGGATGTCGTTAATATAATTGTCTCTGGTTTCGTCAGTTTCTGCTAATCCTGATTGCAGTTTTACCATATCAAAGGCGTTATTTATATTTGAAAATGCCATAATTTTTTAATAAATAATAAAACTTTCTGATTGATTTTCAGTCTTTAGTTTTTGAAGATACAGCGTTGCGTCCATTAATTCTTCTTGTAAATGGTTTACCCATTCGGTAAAAGATAAATTATTATTATCAACGGTTGTACCATATTTTGTTATTCCTAATTGTGACCTTTGATCATATTTATTTTTTACTGATTCGACTATGTTATCACGCATAAAGATTAATTAATTAACAAGAATATATATAACTAATATTAACATATTTAATAATAATAATAATTGAATATTTATCTTAAATTTAAGTACCTAAAATACTCGCAACTCCACCTAATTGTAAACAACTCCATGCTCCTGATGATGCGTCTGTCAAATCGTTTGTTAATGGTTTAGGTGTACCGTCAAAACCATAAATAGCATTAAGGTATCGATCGTTCCAATCACCTCTCAATAAAAATACATTCCCTCGTTTTGCGTCACTGGCTAGAGGTTTGGCACGGGTCACTTTATCCCCTTGAGGGCGCACTCCCTCAGCGTCAAATCCCCATAGTAAATTTTTAAGGTGTGCCTCTACTCTCAATCCTGCACTTCCACCTTCTAACTCCCAACGAATAGGCACATAATTACCGTCTTCTAAGGCTGTTTCAAGCATCCAATCATCGGAGTCCGCAGGGTCAAGTTGTTCTGCTCTAGCATCCAAAACGTAGTAATTGCCTGAGTCGTAATTCATTTTGACAGAAGCTGTAAAATAAGCGTCTTTTTTGACTTCTTCAGCTGTGGCCGCCATATCCCAAAACCTGATGCCGTCCATAGGAAAAGGTAAGGTATCAATAATCTGAAACCACTCTTTTTTGAATACTTTACCACCGCCTTTGATGTCTGCTGGGATGCAAAATAATTCTTCGTCTGCACCGATACCGTAGTCTTTGATTAGTTGCGATCTCCATTGTTTCTCAGCTTCTTTGGAATATTCCCACCCGTTGACTAAGCAAATTCTCTGATAAAGCCCATCGGCGATCGCATCGTCAAGATCGTATTTATGGATCGAGTAATCAAATTTCCCCTCAAGAGTTTGTTGAATTATTTGATTGAAATAATTGTCAACTCCGTTATGAGTTGAGATGATTCTTAGTTGTCCACCCCATGCCAAAATTGCCATTCCAGCTTTTAGGAGTTCTGGTAAATCATCGTGAAAGGCGGCCTCGTCAATTACTACTTTTCCCTTTTTTGCCCTCAAATTCGATGGTCGAGAAGATAGGGCAACAACTTTATGACCACTAGCAAATCTGACACGGTAAACGAGGATACTCTGATCACCGTTTTCTAAGATGTCTTTCTCAATAGGTGCGGTTGCTAATTGGTAGGATTTTGCCCACCATGCCACATCTTCAATATATTGCTCCGACATCTCACGGTTATAGCCAATGTAATAAGTCGAGCATCCATTAGTTTGTGCGGCATCAAGAGCGGAAATTGAGGCATCACCCCATGATAAACCGATTCGACGGGATTTCTGACAGATTTTGACTCTACTATTATCCCTTGCCCATCTCTGTTGATACGGTAGGAGTATCGGTGGCATCTTCCGAAACACCGAGGATTCTTGCTCTAATTTCGTTGGCTTCGCTTTCTGTAAGCCCCCTTGCAGATCCAGTCTGGCTATTTTGGCTAGTAGTTTGGGCGACAAGCCACTCTCTAAATAGTTCGGTGTTAGCAACAACGGGTTTAAGTCCATAGGCTTCGATTAGTTTGATTGCTGATTCTAAGTCTTTGGGTGGTGGTGGCAATACTCGATCGATTGCCCATTGTGGCGTACCCATATTGGTTTCTTCTAAATGCTCCTCTCTCCACTTTTCTTTGTACCCTACTATTTGTCCATTTTTGTATACTGGCAGGGAGTGAATTGTCAGGTTCGATCTTTTGATTCTGTGACCATGAGTGATTAATTCTTTGATTCTATCTTTAGCAGAAACTCTTATTTTTTCTGGGCAATTATCTTTAAAATATTGCTTGGCTTTTTCGTATCTTTCTGCAAAATCTGGATATTTTTTAAGCCAATTTCTAATTGTTTGAACACTAATATTAACCTTGTCACAACTATAGTCTAGGGTTTGTCCATCACTAATTAATTCTAAAAAATCAGTTATTATCTGTTCATTATATTTTGTGCCTTTTGTCGTCTTGTCCATACGCGCGTTATCCTCTCAAAACTGCTATAAAATCACTGGGTAAATTGTTTTCTATCGCTAAGTCAGCCCAAATATTTCGATCATTTTGAGTCGCCTGTCCTAAATAACAAATTAAATTCCAAATTGAAGTAAAAGAATTTAGTCCGTGGGTAGTAACTTGCAATAAAGCTGTGGGTAAAGACGATACAGCTACAGGATTAATTTGAAAGCCAAGTGCTGATACTTCAATAAATCTAGGATGGGACAACATTAGAGAATTGAAATTATCCCAATTAGGATCAGATTTGGGGATAAAATTATCAATAATTTCTTGTACTGCTGTATCATTACTAGATACCCAAACACCATCTAAAAAAACTAGAGAATATCCTTGTCTTTCTATTTCTTCGTGAAGTTGAAACCCTTTTTCAATATAGTTAATTGCCATTTTATTTATACAGTAGTAGTTAGTAACCTAATACAAGGAATAACCCCATTAGTCAAAGTAGCATCATTCCCAAAATCTGATAGAGTGTCTTCGTTTAAATCTACAGGGGGAGTAGTGATTCTATAATGCGTAGCATAAGAAGTATTAGAACTATTTACGATTCCCAATGGAGTAGCATTTGTCAGAGGAATAGCCCTTATAGTTCCTGTGCTAGAACTGTAAAATCCCCACCAGTATAATTTATCTTTTTCAAATAAAAATTCTGAAAGATTAGTATTTTGGTGATTATTGTCTGCTATTTTTTTCTTTACTATGGATAGAGATTTTTCTCCTGTAGTGTTTAATGTTATACTACCATAGAACTCTTGTTGAGTAGGAAGACCACTGCTATCAGAGGTAAATAAATATATAGCACAAGAAGGGCTACCTGCCCCTACTACAGTACACCAAACAGATATTGTAGAAGCTCTAAAGTTAAAAAGAGGTTTAAAAGGAAAAACATAGGTGACACCTTGAGATACAGCTAATGTAGATAAAGCATTGGAACAAATAGAAGAATCTATAAGCAATCCAGATGGGTAATTAATAGAATTGCTTATGGGTTGTTTAGAATCTAATGTTTCTTGAAGATTTACAATAGTTGCTATAGATTGTGTGCCTGTATGATTAGCTCTGTTTCTATTATTTGTATCCCTAGTATTTAGTTGGTTGGTGGTTTCGTAGTTTGTTAAATCTGAAGGTTGTAATGCCGTGTCTGCTTTTGCCCCTTGAGAACCTGTTGCATAATCCCCTATAGATTGTTTTTGATCTAAACTATTTTGAAGATTCTCAATAGTACTAATAGACTGAGTTCCAGTGTGGTTAGAACGATCGTAAAAACTATTTAACCATTCTTCTTCAGTGCCAACAAAACCATTTTCTACTGCTTCTTGATAGGCAGACAAACCATTCTCCCCGTCATCCCCCTTATCTCCTTTTAGACCCTGTTCGCCTTGAATACCTTGTTCCCCAGTATCTCCCTTTATTTGAACAGGATTAGTCACCACCTCGATCGCAGTTACAGAAGATTCCACTTCAATAACCGTTGTTTGTGCCGTAACCTCGATAACTGTTTGATTAATTTCAATATCCATTAATCAGTCACCTCTGCCGTCACCTGAACAAAGCTAATAGGAATTTTTGTAACTTTTTCAGGCAATACAGCTTCAAAATCCCATACCCAACAATTTTTCTGAGATGGCTTGGCTCGACTGTCATCTCCGTCATATTTTGTGGATGGGATAGCCGAAGTTTGCTCTGCGGTCAGAATAGGGACAACGGTGGTTTTATTAGTGTCCCCATCGTAATTAATTTGTTGAAAAGAAAAACTTGCTAATAATTCTCCTTCTAATTCAAGAGGGGCATTACGAATCTGCGCCTTAAAAGTCGCTTCGCTATAATCTCCTTCTAATTTTAAATTCAATTTATCGTAGGTTGCTCCCTGCACGATCGCCAAGTCATTTCCGATTACCTCTTGTGATATTGGATTTATTTTTGTGATCAAGTTTAATCTATTCATCACGATTAAGATATTTACTACTTTGATTGTACTAAATATTTGCTAATAGGTTGTTTCGATAGAATTTTTAGATACAATAAACTAATTACCACTTTATTGAAACCATGAAAACATTGAAAAAAAAGCAATTTAGCCTAAAACTCACGCAGGAAGAATACGAAATACTAAAAATTATTGCTGAAAAAAAAGGGTATCTTTATGGAGGGAAAGGCAATGTTAGCAAGGTTTGCAGTGCTATTGCTAGGAAAGAATTAGTACTTGTCGAAAAAAAAGATATTGACAAACTGGTTAGTAGTTTGTTATATTAAAAGGGTGAGCAATCACGAGGCGAACACCGCCGTCAGTCTCGAACTGAAAAAGCCCTCGCATCCATAGCGTTATAGGGACAGGAGGTTTAGCGGCCTCCGCCACCGAAAGGTGGTTAAATAAATCCCCCTCTTCTTTCCACGACCGACTGTACAAAAAAAAGTGAAGACACCTTGCTGTAACAAGATGCCTTCTGTTAGTTCATCCACAATAATGAAACTTAAAAATATGATAACCAAATTTGATGCTTCTGCTGGTTTCTTCTCAATGGTTCGCTTTTTGCGTAAGCAAATCCCTTCTTTAAAATGCACCACCGGAAATCAGCAATTTATTCTTGAGCATGGCAATATCTCTTTCTTCTTGGTCTTAGTTGATGATGGTATTGCTTTGTTACAGAAAAACATAAATGAATCAGGATACTGGCAAATTACACAGTTTAACCAATTATTTACCGATACCACTGCATTATCTCAGGTCATCTTAGCGGAGGTTGTTTAATGAAAAATATTGCTCTCATGGTTTTTGGTTACGTTTTAATTACCGCTCTCGTTAACACCCAAGTGGTAGAGAAAACAAGCCCTTGCGATATTCTCTGCACTCAGTCCGCTTCTAAATAATTATCAATACAAAGAAAACAATGATTAACTACACATGGATTGCTGAAACTAAAGAAAAAGTAAAGGAGCTGAAAAATACCCCAGTTTCTCAATTAAGAAAAACGGCGACTGTTTTACAAATGCGTTCCGATTTGAAAATGGTGTTAAGTTTTCTCGATGAAACTTATGCTGAGTCTAATGTATGGGTAAAAAGCACTAAAAAGTGGGAAGAAAGTGTAAGTGAGTTACCCGTCATTCACTTAAGAAAAACGGATAACGCTTTACGGTTACGGTTCTCATTAATCGTTGCCTTAGATTTTTTCAACTAAATAATTTATTTTGGGGAGATGTCTCCCCCTCACATCAACATTAATCAATCACTACACATACTAAAAATCATGTCTAACTTACAATCTCGCAACAATCTCACTCTCGACACTCTAGCTTCTATTCAAGGTTCGATCAAAGATTTACAAGCTCAATTGGAGTTACTCAATAATAAATTTACGGATGCGACTAAAGTTGCCAATGCTCAAGCAAACTTAACGAAGCGATGGAAAGAAGCGATTGCACCGCTCAAAGATTTACTAAAATATTCTTGTGGAGTTTATGGCGATCCAGAAGTGCTAAATGAAATGGTTGCCGATATTCAAGAAATGGCCGACGCTGTAGCCAATAATTTTGACAAGCATAAAGGAGAAGAAAATCCCTATTTGGATGGAGTCAAAGAAAAGCAACCTGAACCTGAAGTTGTCATTACTTTACTTCCTGATCTAGATGAATCCATGCCCGATGTTGATGACAATGAAACTTTTTTAAATGAAAGACAAGCTCTCAAATTAATTGAACATCTTGATAAAACTATCCTCAAAAAATTAGCTGTGCTTAACGATTTTGGCAATTTATCAACCCCTAAAGCTATTGCTAAAAAAATAAGTGAAAGTGCTATAACTCGCTATCAATTAGAGCAAGATTTGCAACGAATCAACCCTACTCAAAGTCTCCCAATGGCTAGTTAATTCACACAATTTCATACATTAGAATAAATCAACGGCGGTGAAATATCCGCCAATTATTAATAGGAGAAACCATTATGTCTAAAACGTTCAATAACATCGATAATGTCTTAAGTGAGATTAGTTACGAATTAAGACATAATGATCCAGAAAATCCAATAGAGTTTCAGTCAGACGAGGATTTTTTTTCGTGGATATTATTAGTTTTTATTGAGAGAGATATTGAAGATATGTTGTTACAACGCTTGTCAGAAGAAGTATCTGAAAATGAGTATGTTTTAGAAAAGAAAAAGTTATGGAGAGAATACTTAAATTCCCTTGATTTATTGAAAGAAAAAATAAATCAACACATTAAATAAATCAACGGCGGTGAAATATCCGCCAATTAATTAATCATAAAAGGAAAAATCAATGAATAACCAAAAAGACAAAATTTGTACAATTGTAAATGGACAGTTTGCTTGGGAGTTACAAGTAGATGAGCAGAGAATTTATTTTCAAGGGTCTCATAATGCTGACTATTTTGCCGAACTATATACAAAATTAGGGTATCAAATAGTAAAAATAAATTGGCTACATGAGCAAAACAAAGATTAAAATTATTTTACAGTAAATGACTTTAAAGGCTCAAAATGAGCCTTCTTTTATGATTAAAATAATCTTCAATAATTAGTCAATTAGTCTTAATATTTTTTCTATATATTCATTAATTTAGGGGAATGTTATAATTATTTAATAGTAATTATTAGGGGTAATTATAATGTCTGTTTTAAATCAAATAAAAACACCAATTCATATTTCTAAATTAAATTTTGCACAGGCGAAAGAGTTGCAAATTTTACTTAATAAATATGGGTATAATTTAAAGGTTGATGGCGACCCTGGAGAAAAAACTACCGAAGCCTTAAATAAGTTTAAAGATAGCGTATGGTTAGGTGAGCATGATTGGTTGGGAGTAACAACTATTGAAGCTCTCAAGGAAGAAAGAAACACTATTAAACAAGACAATGATCATGATTTTTCGACTAAGGAAGGCACGGCTAACGCAATTATTAGTGAGTGCAAAAAACAAGGATTAAATTTAAAAAATCAAATCGCCTATGTCCTTGCGACCGCTCAATGGGAAACAGCAAATACGTTTAAACCAGTGAAAGAAGCCTACTGGTTAAGTGAAGATTGGAGACGTAAAAATTTACGCTATTTTCCTTTTTATGGTAGGGGATTTGTACAAATTACATGGATGGCAAATTATCAAAAATACTCTCGAATTTTGGGAATAGATTTAGTAAATTTTCCTGATAAAGTTTTAGAACCAAATATCTCTTTATTTATTTTGGTTCATGGATGTAAAAATGGTGTTTTTACGGGAATGAGTATTGAAGATTATATTAATAATAATGTAGTAGATTTCCATAATGCCCGTCGGGTAATTAATGGGATTGATAAAGCTCAAGAAATTGCGAATATTGCTCGTGAATGGGCAAGAAAAATTTAGATTTTTTCTAATTCTTTCTCTAGCTGTTCTATTTTTTGAAAGATAGATTTTTGAATTGTTTTGTTTAGTATAGTTTCGCTTTTAAATTCTTCTTTTAAAAGTGCAAGTGCTTGTCGATTATTTGATATTTGCTCGTCTAAACGGCTGTAATATTTATTGGATAATATCTGAATGTCTGCTTTTATTTCTGCTTTTAAACTTTGATTTGCCGTTGAAATTTCTTTGCGAATTTTTTCCAGAGATTTATCAAATTTCTCTAATATCCAGCCTGTGAGAGTACCAATACTGGTAACGCCTGTGATTGCTCCAACGATCGCCGCAATAATTATTCCTGCTTCCATTAGTTAAAAACGTCCTCTGAGCTTTCGACAATAGTTGCTCCACAGCTAATTTGATCGCCAATTCTAGCAGCGGAAATGCCGTTGCAGTATAGATTAGATGAAGCGGTTACGATTGACTGAGTGCCGTGAAGGGAGCAAATTACAGCGTCTCCTAATCGGGCAATTTTGCGATCGTTGGCAAAACAATCAGGAGAACTTTCTATTATTTCTCCTCCGTGACTTATAGCATCCCCAATTCGAGCAATTTTCAGCATAAGAATTATTGATATAATTATTACTAATATTTTACTAAAGTTTATGGTTGTTTCGGTTGATAAAATTCAGTCTCTTAATTGGTCGCCAAAATTGGGAGAGTTCGGATCAATTGTTGAAAACTTTGAGGATATTCAGCAGTGTATAAAAATAATTTTAACTACTCCTCAAGGTAGTGATCCTCACCGTCCTACATTTGCCAGTAATATTCACAATTATATTGATTATCCTCAGACGGCTGTCAAACAATTTTTAATTAAGGAAGTATATGAGTCCCTGTTGACTTGGGAACCGAGGATCGAAATTGATGGGGTAAATATTCGGTTCAATCAATCGGAATTGGGAACGATCGAGATTGAAGTAAAGTGGCGTGTGAAACAATCTGTACTAGAACAAATAACGGTGGTGATTATATGACAAATTTTCCTAGACCAATTTTTGCCGTGCCTGATGCTCTCAGTGCTGAAACGGAATTAAAAGCTAAATACACTGAGTTGACGGGCAAGGAATTATTCCCCGCTCAACCTGAAAGTTTATTGACTAATTGGGCCGCTTATTTAAAAACTGTGACCGATTCTCTCATTCAATATACGGGTGAACAGTGTTTGGTAAATTTTGCTAATGGGGTGAATCTTGATCGATTAGGGGATTTTTGGGAGACACCACGATTAGAGCCACAAAGTGCGATCGTGACTTTAGAATTTAGTTTGGGTGGTGCTAGATTTGTGGATACGATCGTTCCAGAAGGTACAAGAGTTAGGACTCAGGATCGGTTATTCCTATTCGCAACAACGGAAAATTTAGTTATTCCCACTGGACAAGTTTCAGGAACAGTTCAGGCAGAATGTACAGTAACAGGAGAAGAAGCGAACGGTTATGCCATTGGTCAAATTAGTGAGTTTTTCGATTTAGTTTCTGATATTGAATCGGTCACGAATACCAGTATTTCTAATTCTGGTAGTGGGGTAGAAAGTGACGATCGATATAGAAAGAGATTATTAATTGCTCCCAATAAACTCAATACGGCTGGTAGTAGAGATGCTTATAAATTTTGGGTTTTATCTTCTGATCCTAGTATTTCAGATGTGGGAGTTGCTTCTCCTAGTGACATTGTGCGACTTGAAAGAGAGGAAGAATTAGCTTTAGAATTAGGAGAATTATTGCGAACAAATTTAGAACCTTTTGGGGTAGATATTGATTTATTTACTGCTGAAAATATTGCTCCATTTTTTAGGCAATATATTAAACTACCTCGCTTTTTTGTGGATGTTTATTTACTAACAAATACGGGTTTACCTTCAGAGGAATTAATAGAAAAAGTACAAACTTTTTTAGATGATGAGGAAATTAGACCGTTAACAGATACGGTTAAAGTACTATCTGCTATTGAGGTTGAACAAAATTTAGCGATAGGAATTACTATAAATATTAATGCTAATTCAGGAGAATTAACTACTCAATTAAATACTTTATTAGAGGAATATGTTGAGTTTGTTCAATCACGATTAGGAATAGATATTGTCCCTAGTCAAATCATCTCTCGATTGCAAGTTCCGGGGGTGTACCAAGTAGAGGTTTATGAACCTGAAGAAGCGATAAAAATTAATTTTAATGAACGGGCTTTAATTACTGATTTTGATATTAATATTGTGGGAGTTAGTGAAGAATAATGACCTGTCCTATTGATCCAACTCCGTTGCAACCACCCTTAAGAAACGAGGAATTTGAGACTTTATTTCACTTGCTTAAATTGGCTACTATTTGCCAAGATATGATCCGATTATTGGTTTACCAAATCGATACTGTGGATAGTTCCGTCTTAATCCATTTAGCCGAACAATTCGACGTATTAGGCTATAAGGGATGGGCTTTAGCTGATACTGAGGAAAAACAACGAAATTTGATTAAATCTGCTGTTTCCTTGCACAAAAAAGCGGGTACACCTTCTGCTATTAAAGAGGCTTTGGAAGCTGTGGGAATTGAAGTAAATACGATCGTTGAAAATCCCTGTTTACTTTACGATGGCTTTTTTTACAACGGTTCAGAATATTACAATAGAAGAAGATGGGATCGATTTATTGTTGATTTGGCTGAACCCGTTGACCCTGAAAAAATAGATTTAATAAATGGGTTAATTGAAGCGTGGAAAAATGCCCGTTCTAACCGATTTTTCCCTTTATTTCCACTGCAATATAATGGCTCTTTTTCCTATGACGGACTGGAAATTTATGATGGAAAATTTGACGAATTGATAGATATTAGTAATTATCAACAATGTATTGCTAATGGAGAACCTGATCCTGATCCGCCTGAATGTATCCCTCAATTACAGTTAAGAAATGAATTACAATTAACTAATGAATTACAATTATTGGATTTTTTCTGTGATTAATTAAGGGGGTAAGGTGGATCTAGACCAATTTAAAGTACCAATTATTGAGGATGTAAATGACATACCCAGTGTGCCTGAAGATCCGACTCATCCAAACGCTTCTCTTTTTTGCCAAAATTACAACGACTTGATTGATAACTTAGGGTTTTTATCTCCCTGTTATCAACCTTCTACGGTGCATGACGATACGATCGAGTATTTTGTGAATACGGTGAGCGGTGATGATACCAACGATGGATTAACTTTTGAAACAGCTTTTGCCACTGTTCAAAAAGCTATAAATGTTTTGAGTTTGGAGAAATGTTTTCGCCCGATTATTAATGTTGAAGGAACGTTAACTAACCCTAGTTTAGATTTATGTCCAGTAGTACCTCAAGTAGCTAATTACAATTATTACTGGAGTGATAATAAATTATATGACCAAGAGATTACTGTTAAAAGTTATGGAACTGGATTAACAGTTAGTATAACTTTGTCAACTCCTAATACTATTCCTTTTGTCACGGGTGCAGATAATATTGGAATTAAATTTTCAGGGGTTGCTTTTAGTTTTAGTGCTACTTCAGATTGTCTTTATTTCGATAATCAACGGGTTACTTTTGAAGATTGTAGTTTTGAGGAAGATGCAGAATCAGTTTTGTACGATGGCTTTATTTATTGTACGGGTAGTATTGTAAATTTTATTGATTGTGAGGTAATAGGCTCTCCTCTTTCTGCTTACTGTATTATCTTCGGTATGGATAACAAAATTTTCTTAAAGGGAGGAAATTTTGGTGATTATGATTTTTGTTATTTAGAGTTTAGTCAAATTTATGTAATTGGTGTTTTACCTACTTTTACCAATGGTACTTCTACTAGCATTTTTGATGGTGAAGGTACAAATATCTACTTATATAATGGGTTCTCTACCTTACCTCAAGGAGCAAAAAGTATTAATAGCAGTAGTTTGACCAGTAAGGTTTTCTACAATAACACTGATATTGGTAGGGGTTTAAATTATAATGTCTGTACCTTTGCCAATGTCTCAGATAGAGTAGGATTTTTAAATACAAGTCAGTCTCATCAAAATGTAGAGCATAGTCTTAGTGGAGAGATTCCTGCAAATAGTGCCGTAATTTATCGGATACCAGATTTTACACGGCACGGGATTATTGAATGGACTATTTTAAGATTAGATTCTACTGTAGAAATTGGCTATACCAGAGTAAAAGAATTTGTATTAATTACTGATGATGTTTTTAGTAATGTCAATGGTGATCAAGAATTTGTTGCGGCGGTTTTAGAATTTGATGCTTTGAATATAACTGTCAACGGCTTTACTGGTAGTACTCTCAGCGATTATCACGATCCAGCCGATGATAACACTGACGAGATTAAATTTACTAGGGTAAACGGTGGTACTGGTCAAAATTTGGGGATTATTTTTGACAACTGTTACGGACACGCTTGTCAGCTTTCGATCAAGGCTTTGTGGACTTTAAGGGATTAATAAAGAGGGAAAAATGGTAACTATTTCTGAAAGTGCAACTTGGACTCCTGTAACGAGAGTCGAGACAACAACGGTAGCTTTAGGGGGGGATGAGATTAACTCTCCGAATCTTCAATTTAAGCAATTAGTCGATCGAACAAAATGGCTCAAAGATGCGATCGAAGGAGGGGGAGAGCCTGTTGTAGTTGTTCCTGCTGGTGCTATTCAATTATTTGCAGGAAGTTCAGCTCCTGATGGATTTTTATTGTGTCAAGGTCAGGATTTAGCAATAGCAGACTATGCAGATTTGTTCGCAGTTCTAGGAACTACTTATGGATCGGGTTCACCGGGGATAACTTTTAGAGTACCTGATTTGCGAACACGAGTACCTGTAGGAGTAGGAACAGGTTTTGATTTAGCTACAACAGGTGGATCGGCTACCCATACTCTGACTACGGATGAGATGCCTAGTCACGGTCACACGGGCGTTGAGCATACTCACACCATCACTGATCCACAACACAAACACATTGGGTTTGAGGATCAATTTTTTAATGCCATTGATTATGTCGTTACGGAATTTAATAGTGGGTCTTCTGGGGATGGTGGGGAAACTACGGGTACAGCAGCCGATGCTTACGGAACCAATGAGGCTAGTACTGGAATTACTATTAATGGCACGACGGCTGGTGTCAACAATACGGGTGGTGGCGTGGCACACAATAATATGCAACCTTACATTGTTCTGAATTACATTATTAAAACTTAATGGCTGTTAAGGATTGGTTGGGGATTACAGAAAAGACTCTTGATGCTGTGGACGGTTTGACTGATGAGCAGATGGACAGGGTGAAGAAATCGCTCGATCGTTCTTTTGCTCAGGTTAGTCGTGAGATGGTGAAGCTGTACGGTTCTCTTGATGGTGCTGACCCTGATTATATTAAGGTGCAATTATCAAAATTAAATCAGTTAAAAATTGCCCGTCAGTTATTGTCTCCCAAAGAACAGAAAAAGTTTGAACAGGAGATGAAAGACTTATTACAGCTTCAGTCTGCTAATGGGGTAAAGTATGCTGATTTGATGAAAGAGGCTCTTAGTAATCCTCCTGAATTGGTACAACAATTTGGAAATATTGATATTGGTGCTAGTGCGATCGCCCAAGATGCTAGACAAAGATTAAAGAAGCATAGTGAAGATGCGGCGCAAAAGATTATGGATGCGGTGAGTGATAATCTTTTACGGGGTGGATCGGTTGATAATTTGCGAAAAAGTATTCAGGGTGCTTTGGGTACGACTAAAGGAAGGGCGGAAAATATCGCTCGTACCGAAACTATTACTGCTTTTAATCAAGGTGCTAGAAAACGGTACGAAGGCTATGGTGCTGAGTATTTACAAATCATTGCATTGGTGGATCAACGAACGACTCCTTGGTGTAGGTATCGTCACTTGAGGATTATTAAAATTACTGATTCTGTACCTGCCTATCATTGGCGGTGTCGTAGTACCGTTGCTCCTGTCGATCCTGATTGGATCGATGAGGATGATTTGAAGTGGATGCAAGGGGAAATGGCACGGGCTAAGGATACAGGGTTAAATATTAGTGGTAAAGCTCCTTTTGATGATAAAAAGCCTAATTTCATTGTACCTAGTACTTTTAAGAAGCAAAAAGTACTAGGTACATCTTCAACACAAGCAATACCGATAGAACCTGCAAAAAACATACCTATTAAACCTGAATTATCTGAGTCTGATTCTCAAGATTTCCCTAAAGATCCAACAAATTTAACTGTTATCCGACAATTAGGGGGAAGTACTGGAGCTGAGTTAGTGGAAGACACTTCGACTGGCAAACGATATGTCAGAAAAACTGGAGCTAGTCAAGGGCATATTGAGGAGGAGTTTTACGCCGATCAGGTATATGAGGCTTTAGGAGTTCCTGTTCCCAAAACTCGTTTATATGATAAGGGGATTAAGTTGTCAGAATTTATTGAGGGGAAACCTTTATCTAGCTTTAGTGGAGATGAATTAAAAGCTATTCACAAAAAAATACAAGAGCATTTTGCTATTGATGCTATTTTAGGAAATTGGGACGTAATAGGAGTTAGTGCTGACAATATTATTGTTGATAATAATGGTATTCCTTATCGTGTTGATAATGGGGGAGCATTACGGTATCGGGCAATGGGTGAATTAAAAGAAGATCAATGGAATCGTTACCCGACTGAACTATTTACAATGAGAGATGCTAATCGTAAAACTGGAAAGGTTTATGGAGATATACAAATAACTGAAGTTTTTTCTCAGATTGAGCACATCAAAAATAATAAGAATGTTTTTGATTCACTTCCATCAGTATTAAGAACAACTCTTGTAGAAAGAACAAACGAAGCTAGTAGATTAGGTTCTATAGCAAAAACATTAAAAGCAGATCAATATAAAAATGATTACATAGATTCTTTTGTGAAACATAGCTTAGGACTAAAAGCTAATGGGATTATAGATAAATTACCTTCCTCACTAATATATACTTCCGAAAATGAAATTTATGACGAAAATAGAAAATTATTTGATGGATTGCGAGATAAAGGGGATGATTCTATTATGGGAAAACTAGAATCTTATGTGAATACAATCGGAGATTACAGTGCTATTGATGACTGGCAACGAACACAAGCAAGTCATTCATGGTCGGATGGGACTGTTCCATTGAAATGGTTGATGGCGAAATCTCGAACAGTGCCTCAAAGTGATTATTATTGGAGTTCTTATTCTGATCCAAAGACTGTTTACGATAACCATGTATCAAAATATAAAAATTATGACGAGAGCATGATTGCTTTTCAGGCTTATACTTACGAGTTATTACAAAATATAGATATGCCTAACAACAACAGAAAAGATGGAACTTTTACTATTTATCGAACAGAATCAGACGGTACAATGGAAAGAAATAATCTCGATGTTGGAGATAAACAAAAAGTAATTGTTAGGGGGGCAGCAGAATCTGGGAGTGCTTTTATGCCTGTTGAAGCTGTCGCAGGAGCTAATTTAACAATCCAAAAAGTGCCACACCATAGAATTTTAGGAACTTATTTACATAGTAGCAATAAAAATGGCGGAAGAATGTTCGCGGGGAATGAGGAGAATGAATTTGTATTTCTCCCCGAAGGAATTCCATTTGATTACGTTACGGGGGATGTTTATGAGTATGAAAACTATGCCGTGAAGCCTTCTCCATAAATTGTTGCGTTCTCTAAGGCTTTGTCTATCGTAGATTGTGCGATAGCAAATCTTTCGTTTGTTGCCAATATAAACTTGATAAATTCTTTTATCAGGTCAACATCTCGAACCATCTGATTTAGTTCAGTTACATTAGAATCGACTAAATTATATACAGGATCATTTTTTACTAAAGTTACAATTAAATCATTGCCTTTTAAGGTTTGAACAGCAAGAATTCCATTCTTAAAAAAACTTACTTTTTGCTCTACTAAGACAAGGTATTGTCCACTTGTATTCTCGAATGTAAAAAAAGATTGTTCGCCTTCTGTATTGTATTGTATATTTTTAATTTCCATATTTTTAGTATAATGTATCAGAGGATTGAGATGTTGTCGATTCTCGTTTGATTGCGATCGAGTTAGGTATTAGTCATGCTCAATTTTATCGAACTATTAAAGAGAATGAAACCGAGATTGAACAAGCGTTTGGACACCTCTGTTTTAAAACCGAGACTGTCAAAAATTCAGTTAGAGCAGTAAATGAAGTCAAATTTGCATATCTTAACGAAGACCAAGCAACTTATTTGATGACGTTATCTCGCAATACTCCTCAAGTCAAAAAGTTAAAACTAAAATTAGTTAAATCTTTTTCCCATGCCAAAAAGTTAATCACTCAGCACCAGGACACTATCAAAGAGTTGACTTTAAAACTCGCCTTAGCGAATGCCGAAAAAGACCGGGCTGTTGCGGAGAAAAACTTACTTGATACCCGTCATTATATTTCTACAGCCTTGCCCGAACCTATACAACAAAAAATTTTAGGTTATCAGGTCATCGAGAAAAAAGTAGTTGAAAAAGTGGTTTACAAAGAATCTGAGTTTTTGCGAGATAACTCGACTGTCAATAAAACGGCATTGTGCAAACGTTACGGTGTCTTAACCAAAAATGGAAAACCAGATTATGTACGATTAAATAAAATTATTAGTACTGTTAATTTGCCCTCGTCAGCATGGCATGAGGTAAAAGATATTCAGACTAACAAAGAACTTAAAACCGAATATCTATCACTCTTAGATAATGCGATCGTACAAGATAGCCGTCAACTTTGGATAGGAGAATAAACACATGGGAGATAATAACTGGACACAAACAATGACACAAAAAGAAGCATTGGAAAAAGTAGAAAGTTTAAACTTGCCTATTGCAAGTTCATTGGTATTAACTAATCTTATTATTTCTTATTCTTGGATGTCTTCACAAGACATAACGATTGATGCTACTTTTGACGAAATTATCGACTTATTTTTAGCTGATTTATCTCGTTCGCAACACAACTAAATAAATCACTCAACGGCGGTGAAATATCCGCCACGTTTAATTAATAGGAGAAAAAATGGACACAAAAAAAGAAGAATTAATGATTGACGTTGTATCATGTGCCGTTCTTGCCATGAACAAATATTTTAATAGAGAATTTAATTTTGAAGATGAAGCCGATAAATTTTTATTTGTTTCTTCGCTTTCAACTTTATTTCTAGCAGTTGCTACTGATGATGAAGTCAGAAACAAAGTTCAAAACATTATCAATGAGATGAACGAATAAAATTATGGAGACAAAAGTAATCGAAATCGAATGGACGGATTTGCTGAAACGATTAAAACACCATCGCACTCGCTTATCAATCAGCAAGGAAGAAATGAAAGATTATATCAAGGAGAAGTATGGTAAAACTTTCTGGACACTCACTAATGACCAGATTGTAGAGATTGGCACAGCGCTAGGTAAGTGTCAGGATAAGTACGATATTTTGTTTTAGTTTTAGGTTTATGCCCTGTTAAATCAGGGCGACTCCATTACTATTCGTCCTTCTTTTTTTTGTGTCACTTGTACCAATTAATCGTTATGTAGTGATATACTTTTAATTAGTTAAATGTTATATAGAGATGGATGAGATAAGAGTTGATACGGGCAAAATCTTTAAGTCTGAAAAAACTGAGGAGGGGTATCTTCGGGTTTGGATGACCGTTAGTCGTGTAGGGGATCTAGTATATCGCAATGATGACGGCTCTTCACGGACTGAATATGTCGGGCGTGAAACATTATTCGATAAAGATTCTCTGAACACGGTATGGGGTAAACCTATCACCCAAAATCATCCTCGCAAAAATGATCAATATATTTTAATTGACAGTAAAAATACCCGTGAATTTGAGCGTGGCATGACGCAACAAGGCATGGTGGTAAATCAAGATTTTCTTACAGTTGTGGGGGTGATTACTGATGGTGAATTAATTAAAAGTGTTGAATCTGGGGAAAATCAAGTATCAGCAGGATATAAGGCTAGTATTGTCGATCGAGGAGATGGCTCTTTTGAGCAAGTAAATCGAAGGTATAATCATTTCGCTGTTTTGCCAAGAGGTAGGGCAGGAGAAAATGTGAAAGTGCATTTAGATTGCTTTCGTACGGATATTGATGATTTTGAGGTTAAAAATGATGAGGGAGGAAAGGAAATGACGGTAACGGTTCATTTAGACGGGATTGGTTATCAGGTTGAACCAACTATTGCGACAGCGATCGCACAGGCTCAAACAAAATTTGATAGTCAGTTAAAAAGTTTGGAAACGGAAAAGGCTGGTTTAGAAACTAAAGTTTCTGAGGTTCAAGCAAAATTAGACAAAGCTGAGGGTGAACTAGAGGCAACTAAGCTCAAACTTGATGAGGCAATTAAACAGGATTCTTTGAGTGCTGAAATTTCTGCTCGGATGGATGTTTGGAGTGAAGTTTTGCCTAGTATCAAGGATAAAGATCAACAGTTCAAAACTGACTATGGTTTGAAAGTACCTGATATAAAAAGAGCTTATTTAGAAAAAGTCCATAATCGTACTGACCTCAAAGATAAGTCAGACGCTTACATTGATGGACTTTATGAGGCTCTGAAGCCTAATGAAAGAACGGATGCGATCGACAAGACTAATAAACATTTCGATCAGCTAAATAGCATGGGTAAGAAAAAATCCAATATGGTCGATTTGTCCGAAAAGAGAAAAAATAGACCTTTACCGGGGATGACTAAATAATGCCTATTCAAACAAGTTATGGATTTCAAAACGATAAGCTATTAAAAGGAATGAAAGCCTTTGCTACAGATGAATTTTGTTTTACGGCTTATAGTGATACGGCAATTCCTTTTGGGGTAGGTGTGGTTTATGGTGGTGCCGTAGGAAACGAGAATCGTCCAAAAATTGCTTTACCAAGTGCTACGGGATTTTTGTTTATGGGAGTCTCGTGTTTCACCCATAAACAGACAGGAGATAGTAATGATGGTTTTGGTGTACTGAATACGACAGCATCGGCACAGTATGAGATCGGAGATGATATTACTGTCAAAAAACGAGGTTACGTTTGGGTTTATTCAGAGATCGCAGTAGATATGGATGATCCTGTTTTTTTACGGCACACGGTTAACAGCGCTTTAGTGCCGGGGAATTTTCGTATTGATGCGGACACAGCAAAGGCAGATCAACTCACCAATGTTCGTTGGGCCTGCAAAACGACTGCGGCAGGATTAGCAATTTTAGAATTAAATATTCCTTAATAAGAGGTAATTAATGGTTTCTACTATATTTTTGAATGAACAATTAGAATATGTCCAGAACGAGGTCATCCAACAGGATTTTCCTGAAATGCTGATGAGTTCTGGATCGGCAATCAATATCTCTACCGATGTGCCTAGCGGTGCAGAAACCTATTCTTACCGAATACTCACTTTTTTAGGTGAGGCTGCAATTTTGGCAAATGGGGGAAATGATATTCCTATGATCAACGCCTATGCTGAAAAAAGAACAGGCTATGTACGGACTGTTGTTGACGGTTACGAGTACGGGATTGAAGATCTGGAATCTGCTGAATACGCTGGGATGAACATTGATTCTTCTATGGCGATCGGAGCAAGGGAAGTCATAGAAAGAAAAGTTGATTTATTAGCTTACAACGGTGATAGTAATTTCAATTTATTGGGATTTCTCAATTATCCAAACGTTCCTTTTTACACGATTCCCAATGATGGCACGGGATCGAGTACTACCTTTGCAACTAAAACGCCCGAACAGATTTACAGAGATTTAAGGGAGTTTGTTTCTGCGACTCGTATTGCAACGGCTGGAGTTGAGACTCCTGAGATTTTAGCTTTACCGATTGATCAATTCGATCGAGTGATGCAAACTCCTTATCCCACAAATAGCGCTAGTGGTGAAACCATCGGTAGTTTTTTCTTGAAAACACAAAGAATGACTCCGGGGGGAATTCAGGCAATGATTCCTATGGCTTATCTTGAGGGTAGAGGTACGGGTGGTTTAGATATGATGGTTGCTTATCGGAAACGTCTTGATAAGCTAAAACTCCATATCCCTCTTGATTTTGAGCAAATGCCTGTACAGCAAAAAGACTTGGACTTTAGAGTTGTGTGCAGAATGCGCACAGGAGGGGTTCAGATCAACAAACCTCTTGCTCTCAGATATGCGGAGGGAATATGAGACATGAGAACTGTCACTATCCGAAATAATGAAGCTCGTAGTATAACTGTTCGTTATGTTGGTGGCAAGGGAGAGGTTTCTTTCAGTCCGGGGATTAATCTTTTTGTTCCCGAACAGGAATGGAATTTTATTAAAGTTCATCCTGTGGTTAAAGTTTGGCTTGAGAAAAAAGTTCTGGACATTTTAAAATCAGCCCCAGAAACTGAGGGGAATCTTGAGGGTTTCGAGGTTTCCACAAGATCTGAAGATGATCAGCCAATCCCCCATTTACCTGCAAAATTGGGTAGTAATTCTCTCAAGCCTAACAGACAAGAATCAAAAATTTCTATTGCTGATTTGACTCAAGTAACCGTAAAAGAAGCTGAAGAAATTATTACTAAAAGTTTTGATAGGGAGGAATTAATTAAATTACAAACTCAAGATTCCAGAAAAGGAATTCAACAAGCAATCACCCTTAGATTACAAGAATTAAATGACGACACCGTTCTCTAGTTTTGCCAATGCTACTGTCACTTTTAAGGTTCGCTCAAGTGAACCCGTATATGGTGATTTTGGGCATTTAGAGGACAATTTAGAGGATTATTCGGTGTCTTGTTTCCTTGAAAAAAAGAAAATGCCAATGTCCAATTTGATGAACGAATCGAATCAGGAGGAAATTTATGTTGAGGGTAGGTGTATTAGTCCAAAAGTTTTGTCTTCAGATATTCAGCCTGAAGTCCTTGCGGATGCCTTGGTGGATGGCGTTTCTTACAAATTTCGTTACTCTCCTTCGATCGCTTCTGCGTTTTATCAAGAAAATGAAATTTTGGGGCAACGAATAAACGGTTATCTAATTCGTACTACGGTATGGGGAGGTCAGGCTAGTGGTTGATGTAACTATTTCTGGTAATGCGATTCAGGTTGTTAATGCCACTGTTGATAAGTTGAATAATGTCACTTTGTTTTTAAAGAAAGCGGCACTTTATCAAGAACGTAGTACTAAGTTAAATTTTGCTAAACAGTCTGATCCTGATGGGAATAAGTGGACGGCTTTATCTGCTAATACTTTAAAGGTCAAGAAGTCAGGTGCAATCCTGAGAGAAACAAGTGCTTTGATCAGTTCGATTAGTTCTAGTATTTCTGGGGAAGTTGCGATCGTAACCGCTAGTCAAAATTATGGGATTTTCCATCAGACGGGTACTCGTAAAATGCCTGAAAGAAAATTTTTGGGGATTAGTGATCAAGATAGAGAAAAAATTATGGAAATTGCTCAAAAGGTTTTACTGCCATGACTTACGCACTTATTGAACAGGAAATTATTACTCAGCTATTGCCAATTCGTGAGGAGTTGGGAATAGTGGTTCAGTGTTTACCTGAATTGCCTAGCTCATGGGGTTCAGTCGCTGGTACGGGGTGGGTTTCGGTTCAATGGCTCGACTCTGAATTAGAAGGCTACTCTTTAGGAGAGCAATCTGCTGAGGAAGTGGTCAATTATAAGTTAGATATTCGAGTAAAAGCGTTGAGGTCATCTCTCTATACAGTTCTAAATAAACTCAAGGAATTGCTATGGGGTTTTAAACCTAGCCTTTGTTACCGTCCGATTACCGTCAATAAGTTTAATTTTTTGGGAATGGCTGAAGATTACTGGGTGGCTCAAGGTGGTTTTACAGCTTATGTTTACGGTGGTTATTCTCAGCAAAAGATTGATTATGCTGAGTTGCCTAATTTGCAAGGGCTTCAAGTTGGCAATGTTTTCGTAGGAGAAACTGATGATTAGAAAATATCGATATGTGGGTACGGCTATAGCTTGTGTCTCCTTGAATAATCCTGTTCGAGATTTAGTATTACATCCAAATCAGGTTTATCAATTGGATCGAGAGGATCGGGTCGTGCGTGGTTGGTTTAAAAAAGGGTTATTAAAGGAGGAGATTAATTAATGGCTTTTTATCATGGTTCGGAAACGCAAATAGTTGATGTCGGGTTGCGTCCAGTTCGACAAACGAATGTGGCAGTAATTGGATTAATTGGTACTGCTCCAATGTATTTAGTGGATGAAGCCGATCGCAGTTTGAACGAGCCTGTTCAGGTTTTGAACAAACGTCAAGCGGCGCAATTATTTGGTAGCGATCGAGTTGGTTATACGATTCCTCAAGCCTTAAATGCAATTTTTGATCAGGTTGATTCTAGCGGTGGTGTAACGGTAATTGTTGTCAATGTTCTTGATGGGTATAGCGCTGTACTAACTACTGAGATTGAAGATGAAGAATTTACTTTTGAGGAGGGAATAATTACTCTTTCTCCCAGACTTTCTGCGGTTGTAATCACTGATGGTGATGTTGTTACCTATGACGAAGAAGACGATTACATTGTTGATTACGCTACGGGGATTGTTAGTTTAGTTGATGGCGGTGCAATTGCTGAAGATGCCACTGTGGAAGTGACTTATAGCTTTTTCACTGGAGGAAATAAAACTTCTGTTACTGAGGAAAATAAAACTTTTACCGCTAGTGACACAATTCAATTACCAGAAGGATTAAGTGGTGTTGTGGTCAAAGGTTCTGGTGGTACTCCTACCTATGTGCTAAACACTGATTACACGGTTAATAGTGTGACTGGAGTTATTACCCGAAAAAGTACGGGAAGTATTTTAGCTGGTGCGACGGTCAAAGTTTCTTACACTTATTTTGATCCTAGTACTGTACAGTTATCTCAAATAATTGGAGAAACTACTGAAGAGGGTGATAGAACAGGGTTACAGGCTTTTATTGATAGCTTTAACCTTTACGGATTTTTCCCTAAAATTTTAATTGCTCCAAGTTTTTCGAGCATCAATTCGATTACTACTGCCTTAGATACGATCGCCAATACGATTGACGCTATGGCTGTTGTCGATGCTCCTCTTGGCACTGCTTATAGTGACGTGATTTCAGGGCGTGGGCCTAATAGTACAATCAATTTTAATTATTCCAGTTCTCGTTTAGTGGGCTGTTACCCTCACTTAAAAGCGTTTCGGAATGTGACAAATGCCCAAGCACTTGAGCCTTTTAGTCAACGATTTGCAGGGGTTTGGGCTAACAAAATTGAAAGTAAAGGTTTTTGGTGGAGTCCTTCTAATACTGAGATTAAAGGGATTGTGGGAACTGAATTACCTTTAGAATTTATCCCCGGCAATGCAAGTACGGAAGCCAATAATCTTAATGCCAATGGAATTGTTACTTACGCTAATTACTTCGGTAATGGAATACGGACGTGGGGGAATAGATCTTTTGCTTTTCCTAATAGTTCTAATCCTGATAATTTTATCAATATTCGCTTTTCCCAAATCGTAATCAATGAGCGAATTCGTTTATTTGCAATGCAATATGTCGATTATCCGATCAATGACGCTCTCATTGATGCCATTCTCGATAGTATTAATGCTTATTTCCGTACTTTGATTAATCAAGGTGGTTTACTGGATGGTTCAAAGGTTTATTACGAGCCTAGTGATAATCCATCTCAACAAATTGCAGACGGGCAATTGGTGTTTAGGGTGGAGATGTTACCGTCTCCTCCTGCTGAAAGATTAACTTTCTTGAGTTATTTAAACATTAACCTTGCTAATTCTTTGAATATTGGCCGTGAACCTATAGGAGTTTAATTTTATGATTCGGAGATTATCGAATTGCAGACTTTATGTTGATGGGATTGAGGGTACAGGATTATGTGAGAGTTTTAATTTACCAGAAGTTGAGATAGCTCAGGTAGAGTATGGTTCTTTGGGAATGGCGGGTGTGGTGGAATTACCCGCTTCTGTTCAGAAAATGGAAGCCTCAGCTGTTTGGTTGCATCAACCGCCTGAAATTTCTCAATTAATGCACAATCCCATAATTACTTCTCAGATTCAATTAAGGAGTGAACAAGCTACCTTTAACAGTTTGGGGGAACCTGTTTCTGGACTATATACCGCTCTATTAAGAGTGCGTCCAAAAATGATGAAGGGTGGTAATTTTACTCAGGGTGAGGCGACAAAACCTGAGACTACTTTTGCTGTGGATTACTATAGCCTGACAGTGAACGGTCAAACATTTTTTGAGGTTGATGCGATTAGTAATTCTGGTATTCGTGTTAATGGTGAATTAATTAATTTGGTAGGTAGATAATGGAAAATTTAGGATATATCGAAATTGAGCAAGGGCGATTAGATATTAGAAGAATAGCTACAGGTAGAGATATGCTCAAGGCCCTGACGGCTCAAGCTAATGGGGGTGGTTTTATCTCTACTTTAATCGCTGATGTGTGTTACTTAAATGATGCACCTTTGACCAGTGACACGGTTGAGGAGTTTGACGCTGGTATTAGTTTGGCTATTCAAGAGGTGATTTTTGAAACAAAACAATTAACTCCTGAAAGTGTAGAGAGTTACCCAAAAACTTATTTTTTGGGCGATAAAATTATTGAATTGACTGAACCGCGCAAAATTAAGCATGACAATAAAGCCAACAGAATGGCAAACGGAAATGCCAGTGCTATTGTGTTTTGGTTAATTAGTTTGCTTGTCAAGATTGATGAAAAAGTTTTGAGATATGATGATTTACTTGATTTACCAGCAGGTGAAATTCAACCTTTGATGAGCTTAGTCACTCCAAAAAAGCCACAATTTGTACGGGTGAAGACATAATTTTTGCTTGTGAAGTTTTGAATTGTAGCTTAAATGAATTTTTAGAATTTGAATCGTCTGAAGGAATTTACTGGATCCATCAGGCGATTAATTATAGGCAAAAAATTAATGAGCAAATGAAACAAAAAAGATGACTGAAGCACAATTAAGGGTAGAGATTCGGGCAGACGCAGATCAGGCTACGGGAGAAATTAACCGTCTGCAATCTGAATTATCCCAACTGAACCAAACCACGAGCGGTGTTGCTATGGGGGAGCAATTCCAAAGAGTCGGTGGGCAAATGACGGCGGTCGGGCATAATATCGTCAATACCATGTCTATGGTTGGTGGTGCGATTATTGGGGTTGCTTCGGAATACGAAACTGCTTTGGCTTCTTTCTCCAGAATTTCTGGGGTCGCTGATCAAGAATTAGATAATTTAGGAAAGGAATTTATTAATTTAAGTAAAGAGATTCCTAAATCCATTCCTGATCTGATAACGATCGGAGAAGAAGCCTCAAAAATTGGTGTTGGTAAAGAGGGAGTTATTGAATTCACGAAACTGGTGTCGCAAATGTCTGTGGCGTTCGACATTTCTGCTGAAGAAACAGGGGAAGCGGTAGGAAAATTAGCAGCGAATTTTGGAATGCTTGAAAACGGCATTCCTGACATGAAAAGACTGGAAACTCTGGGAAATGTTGTTAATAATTTAGGGGATTCTTTGGCCGCAGGTGAAGCAGGAATTATTGAGTTTGTGAAACGAACAGCCGGGCTTTATAAAACGGCAGGGATAACTGAGAATGAGTTGGCCGCTTTTGGTGCAACGATGCAAGATGTAGGGATTGTGCCTGAAACTTCTGCACGGGCTTTTGAGAATTTTGCCAATGTTTTGGCGAAGGGAGATGGCAATACTACGAGGGCTCAGGAAGGATTCAAAATGCTCGGTCTTTCCATGACGGAAATGCAATCTATGATGTTGCAAGGGAAAGGAACAGAGGCGATGCTACAACTTTTTGAGGCTATTAAAAAGACTGGGCCAGAGGCACAAATTGCGGCAGAAAAAATGTTCGGTGAATTTGGTGGTGAAGCCTTAAGAACGGCTAATTCTGCTAATGGTGCGACAAAATCTTTTGAGATTATGACCAATGCCATGTCTGGTAAAGGAACCACCCTTGAAGGTGGTTTAAATATTATGTCAGCTACTTTTGAGTCTCAAATGATTTTACTTAAAAATAGTTTGGCTAGTTTAGGTATTGCCATTGCTAGTTCTGGATTATTGGAAGGATTAATTATTTTGGTAAAGGGATTCACCGAATTTATCAGTAAAGTATCGGAAGTGAATCCTGTGATTTTAAAAGTTGGAGTGGCTTTAGGGGTAATAGTTGGAATTATAGGATTATTATTAATTCCTTTGGGATCACTGGTTTCGATTATTGGAACTATCATGACCCTAAGTTCTGCGGGAATTTTTGCAGGATTAGCGACTGCTTTTACGACGGCAACGGCTGGTGCTATTGCTTTTCTCGCTCCTCTTGCTCCGATCGTAGCGATAATCATTGCGATTGGAGTGGCTTTAATTCCTGTAATTATGTTTATCCAACAATTTGTTAAAGCAGTACAGGAGTTTGGTATTGTCAGTGGTTTATTCATGGCTTTAAAAGCGGTGGTAACAGCCGTTGGGCAAATAATTGTAGGGGTGTTTACTGGTGCGGTTGCGGCCGTTGTGGGTTTTGTGGGTGCTGTAGTGGTAGGAATAGGATCGGCAGTTGCGGCTATTGTGGGAGGAGGATTAAAAATTATTGCGGCGATCGCTAGTTGGATTGAGGAAATTTTGGGAGTTCCTCCAATTTTTAGTGACGCTTTAAATCGTTGTGCTGATATTATTTTAGGGTTTGTGGGAATCTTTATGAACGCTGGTAAGGCTTTAATGGGAGCTTTAGCAGATGGTGTTAAATCCAGTGTGGGAGCCGTAACGGGTGCAATTTCTGGAGCTATGGATCGTGTGCGATCGTTCTTACCTTTTTCGGATGCTAAAACAGGGCCTCTTTCTGATTTGACTTATTCAGGTGCTTCTATTCCTGAGACTTTAGCTCAGGGAGTCAAAGGCAATATGGGAGTCTTAGAAACGATGATGAGCTATTTGCCTTTTCCAGATTTCCCCATCATGAAAGAATCTCCTTCTGTAAATAATAGCTCCGTTTATGGTGAATCAAGTTCTGTTACTACAAATAATAATAGCTCTCCTGTTACGGTAAATATTACTTTGAATAGTACCAGTGGGAGAGATGATAGTAATTTTATTGAGCAATTACGGGCAGAGGGTGCAGAAATTGCAAGGATTGTGGAGAGAGCAATTTCTGAGCGCGATCGTACAAAATATGTACGGGCTTAATTTTCTTTTTTTCTTTTTATTTATAATAGTAATAAAGCTAAACGTATTGATATATGGCAATTTTGGCGACGTTAGGGGATTTATCGATCGAGATTTTGCTAAACGATTTTCAGAATTTTGATTTTAAAAGTGGGTACGGATTTGCGACTCATTCTAAATTGGAAGGAAAACCAAGTTTACAACAAGTAGGGGATGAGTTAGGACAAATTAGATTTGATTGTATTTTCCACAGACAATTAATAGATCCTGAATTGGGAATTTTGCAATTGAGAACTTTAGCAGAAGCAAAACGTCCTTTATCTCTGGTTTTTGGAGAAGTTTATAAAGGGCAATGGGTAATTAACGATATTCGGGAAAAACCGCTTAAGGTCAGTGTTCGGGATGAGCAAACGGTTATTAATATTTTGGGGTGCAATGTGGAGTTGAAAGAATTTGCAGGAGGGGAATTGAGAGTTGTTGATCGTTCTCTTGCTCTTAATCCTTTTCAATATTCTTCTTAAAAATTATGAGTCAATTTTTTAGGTACGAAACAAAACAAGGCGATCGTTGGGATACGGTAGCTGTTAAGTATAGAAATAATCCTTATGATTATGTTGATATTATTCAGGCAAATCCTAATTATCAAGGAAATTTCATTATTCCAGAAGGGATAATTTTATCTATTCCTGTTCGGGAAAATATCACTAGGAGAATCATACCACCATGGGAAAGGTAAGAAAACCTATTATTGGGGTGATTTATAAAGGAGTCGATGTCACCTCTGATATAACTTATTTTCTTTTAAATTTCAGGTATAGGGATAAGATTAACGGAGATTCTCCTGACCTTGAAATTGAGTTGGAAGACAGAGAAAAAATTTGGCAAAAGGAATGGTTCCCGACGACAGGGGATGCGATTTCTGCAATTTTTCAATATGAAGGGGAGGAAAATAAACTTGAGGCTAATAATTTTGAAATTGATTTATTAGATTTTTCTTTTGATAATCGCAATGGCGATCGCCTGAGAATTGGCGCACAGCAAACTCCTTTTTCTAAAAATTTAAGGGAAAAAAGATCCCAAGAATATGAAAAAATGACGTTGCTTCAAATCATCCAATCGGTTGCAAGTCGTCAGGGGTTAAAGGTTGTAGGAACAGTTTTTGATATTACTTTTGAGAGAATTACTCAAAATGAGGAGAGCGATTTAGAATTTTTGACAAGGTTAGGATCTGATTACGGACAATTATTTAAAATTGAAGGTGAAAAATTAATTTTTTATAATTATTTTCAATTAAATGGACAGCCGTCAGAATTTACCATAAATCGAAAAGATATTAAATATTTTCGTGCGAGTAAGAAATTATCTGGTATTTATAATTCGGTCAAGGTTGTTTATGAGGGGGTCAATGGTGAACCTGTTATTGGTGGTGTAATCAAGGCTAATCCTCCCAATAATTCTAAGGATGTTCTGACCATCAACGATCGGGTTGAAAACGATTTTCAGGCTTTAGCTAAAGCACAGGAAAAATTACGGCAAGCTAATGCCGACGAGTATTCTGGAGATTTAACTGTGGAGGGTGAATACCGATATATTGCTGGAATCAATTTTACGATCGAGGGTTTTGGTGCTTTTAATGGAGTGTGGCAAATTCAGGAAGTTGAACACACTTTCACCAGAGATGGTTGGTTAAGTTCAATGAAAATTTATAAGGTGGGATAAATGAAAATGACTGTAAACGGGCTTGTGTTTTATGGGTTAACTATTTGGTTGATCACAATTTTATTGTGCATCCGTACTTCTAATCTTGATGTTTTGAAGGAAGTTTCGATCGTCATCAGCAACTTAGTTAGTGGGTGGTTAGGGTACTTAGTACGTCAATTAGGGGATTAATCTTTTTTGATCAAAGAATAATTTTAACTATTATAGACAATAATGTTTTTAAATGCGTTCACTTGGGTATTTTATGAAAGATTTACATCTGCTTTTGCTTCTCCAGAATTATTAGTAAATAAAAGGGCAATTAATGAAGTAGAATTTGGAAGCTCGATCGAGTGTTTTGTAGAAATAATTTTTGAACATGAGTATAAGACTTATCAATTAAAAAGAAAGTGTTTTGCTCATCGTAATAAAGATAATAAAATAGTAATTAATCAACCGCAATTATACATGATGGTAGCAGGAGATGATGGAAAATGGCAACATCCTCTTGAACAACCAATGGATATAATTGAAAGAATTTTACCTAGAAGTTTACATCAATATTTTTTCTTTGATGGTGAACATATTGATCATCTTTTTAGAGTAGAAGAAAGACATAAAATTGCAGAAGATACGAAAGAATTAATTGGAGTAAAAGTATTAGAAAGAGCCATTTCTCATCTCAAAAATGCCCAAAAGAGTTTAAAAGATGAGTTAAATATCTTAGGAGATATAAAAATTAAAACTTTAGTTAAGCAACAAAAAGAGCAAGAAACTTTACAATTAAAATTAAAAGAAGATAATAATTTATTGACGGCTAGGTTGAGTCAATTAGACTTAGAAAAACAAAATCTTTCTAAACAAATGTTAGCCATGGGAGGCATCGAAAATTTACAATTATTAAAACAAAAATTATTAACAGATGAAAAAGAAGTTAGAAAAAATTTAGTTAATACTCAACAAGCTATAAAAAAAGAACTATCTACTAGAAGTTATTTAACATTTTTATCAAATTCTATTCAACAATTTAAGGGTATTATCGAAAATTTAAGACAAAAAGGAGAGTTACCTAGTGGTATAAAAAAGCAATTTGTACAACAATTATTAACTCAAAATAAATGTATTTGTGGTACGGAGTTATATCCAGAAAATGAACCCTATAAACAAGTAAAAAATTGGATGAATATTGCTGGAAGTAATGAAATAGAAGAAGCATCTATTCGTTTAGAAACTCAAGTTAATAATATTGAATCTCAAGAAAATCAATTTTGGATAGAAATAAATAAACATCAAGAAAATATTAATAATTGGCGTAATCATTTAGGGCAAATTGAAGATGAGTTGGATAAAATAAATCAACAATTAAGACAATATCCCGATCGAAATATTCAACAGACACAAAAACAATTAGACAATGTAGATCAGCATATTCGACAATTAACTTTAAATCAAGGAGAAATTAATTTACAATTAGAAACTATTGAAGAAGAATTAATTAACTTAGAAAAAGAGCTTAAAAAACAAGAAATTAAAGTAGAAAAACAGGCTTTAATCATGAGAAGGATAGAAGCGGCTGAAGAATCTATAAAATGTATTAATGAAGTACAAAAAAGATTAGAAAATCAATTTAGATTAGCCTTAGAAAAGAAAGTTCAAGAAATTTTTAATTCTATCTCTTTTACTCCTTATCAACCTCGTTTAAGTGAAAATTATGAGTTAAATTTAATTGAAAATACATCAGGCATTGCTTTATCAGTAGCGGCATCAACAGGAGAAAATCAAATCCTCAGTTTATCTTTTATTGGTGCAATTATTGAGATGGTTAGGGAATGGTCAAAACAAAGTAGTTTAGTCGGTTTAGATTCTAGTAAATTTCCCATAATTATGGATTCACCTTTCGGAAGTTTAGATGAAATTTATCGTCGTCAAGTAGCTAGATGTATCCCAAAATTAGCGAATCAATTAGTCGTTTTAGTCACAAAAACTCAATGGCGAAATGAAGTAGAAACGGAGATGAATCCTTATATTAATAAACAATATATCTTAGTCTATCGATCGCCAAAAGAAGATTGTCAAGAAGATTTTATTCTCATTAATGGCACAGAATATCCCTTGGTGAAAAAAAGTGAAAATCAGTTTGAATATACGGAAATTATCGAAATTAATTACTAAATATATTCCATTATTCATCAAAAAAATTTTTTATGTTATGCTAAAGTTGAGCGAAATTTTCATAAGTACCGAACCAATATTAATTGACATATCAACAAGGGGTTTAACAAGGATTTTTAAGCATCCTTACCTTGTTAGGGAATATTTAATCAAAATAACATTGATCATTTAATCTATTTTGCTACTTAAAAGAAATAGGACTTATGCACTAGCCCCTTGCTTCCGCAATTATGGAAGTAACAACCAAAGGACTTCCTATACTTGGGGGTTGGGATGCAAAAAAACTATTTTTGCGAAAGTCTTAAGAAAAACAAAAGAGGGTTAGTTTTGTCACTAAGAGATTATTCTTCCTTACGGTGACGAAATAAAAATTAATCTACTTATTTAGTTAGGAGACTCTACAATGGCTAATACCGTTGATTTTTCCCTTATTCAAAACTGGGGCTCTGGTTTTCAAGGACAACTTACCCTCTCTAATAATACTAATCTCACCCTAGAGAATTGGACTTTGACTTTTACTGCCGATTTTGACATTACCGATATTTGGCATGGTGAAATTGTCAGTCGTCAAGGTAATCAATACACTGTACGTTACCTTCCTTGGAATGCAAATATATCTCCCGGACAAAATATTAACATTGGTTTTATCGGTAAACCTGTCAATGGCATTGTCAATGAACCGAGTAACTTTATACTAAATGGTAGCTCGATCGATCCTGTTAATCCTAATCCTCTACCTATTATCACCATCGCCGATGCCAGTGTCATAGAAGGCAACCAAGGCATTAATTATTTAATCTATACTCTTATCTTAAGTTCTCCTAGTAATCAAACTGTATCGGTGAATTTTGCCACTGCCGATCATAATAGTTCTGGAGATAACAAAGCGATCGCAGATATTGATTATCAAGGTTTATCAGGTATATTAAATTTTGCTTCTGGAGAAACCACTAAAACTATTCGTGTCGCCATTAATGGAGATACTTCCTTTGAAGCCAATGAGAGTTTTTTACTTAACCTCAGTAATGCCATAGGGGCAACGATCGCTGATAATCAAGCTATTGGTACAATTATCAATGATGATCAAGCGCCACCGCCACCTATCAACGAGGGCAACATTTCCGTTAATTTTAATGTTGAAAATCAATGGAATAGCGGTTTTACAGGTAAAATTACCATTACTAATAATGGTTCAACCCCCGTCAATGGTTGGAAATTAGCCTTTAATACGCCTTTTCAAATTACTAATCTTTGGAGTGCACAACAAAATATCGCACAAAATGGATATTATGAATTATCCAACCTCAGTTGGAATAGTCAGATACCTGTCAATGGTTCGATTTCCTTTGGTTTTAATGGTGCATGGACTGAAGGAACTGTACCACAACCTACTAATTACACCTTCAATGGAACTTCATTAGATGGAGGAGGAGGAGTTACACCACCTCTACCGAGTTTTAGTATTAATGATGTCACCGTTAGAGAAGGAGATAACCCCAATGCCATATTTACCGTTACCCTTAGTAATGCCAGTCAGCAAACAGTAGAAGTGAATTATACCACTCAAAATGGTTCTGCTTTAGCTGGTTTAGATTATAATACGATCGCCGGTAAATTAACTTTTAATGCCGGGGAAACCACAAAAACTATTACAATTCCCATTCTCAATGACAATATAACAGAAGGAAACGAAACATTTAATCTTAATCTGTCTTCTCCTGTCAATGCGACTTTACAAGATGCCCAAGGTATTGCAACGATTCTTCCTCCTTTAACTCCTCCTCCTGTGAGTGAAGGTGGTTGGCAAACTAGCGGGAATCAAATTATTAATCCAGACGGTGAAGTATTTCGAGTCAGTGGGGTAAATTGGTTTGGTTTAGAAACTCGTGATTTTGCACCTCATGGATTATGGGCGAGAAATTATCGAGATATGATGGATCAAATGAAAGATCTTGGTTACAACACTATCCGATTACCTTTCTCTAATCAAATTTTTGATGCGAGTAGTATTCCTCAAAGTATTAATTATAGTTTTAATCAAGATTTGCAAGGATTAAATGGACTGCAAATTATGGATAAAATTGTTGAATATGCGGGGGAAATTGATTTAAAAATTATCCTCGATCGACATCGTCCTAGTGCAGATGGTCAATCTTCTTTATGGTACACCTCATCATACTCAGAAGCAAGATGGATTAGCGATTGGCAAATGTTAGCCCAACGTTATGCGGGAAATAATACTATTATCGGTGCAGATTTGCATAATGAGCCTCACGGTAGTGCAACCTGGGGAAGTGGAAACCTTGCCACAGATTGGCGATTAGCGGCAGAAAGAGCAGGAAATAGTATTCTTTCCGTCAATTCTGATTGGTTAATTTTTGTCGGCGGTATCGAAAGCTATAACGGAGAAAATTATTGGTGGGGTGGTAACTTAGCTGGTGCAAAAGATCATCCTGTGCGTCTTGATGTAGCTGATCGACTTGTATATACACCTCATGATTATCCGTCTTCCGTGTATCCCCAATCGTGGTTTAATAGTGGCGATTATCCCAATAATCTACCTGAATTATGGGACAAAACATGGGGATATATTCACAACGAAAAGATTGCCCCCGTGTTATTAGGAGAATTTGGTACAAAACTACAAACAACGTCCGATCGACAATGGTTAGAAACCCTGATAGACTATTTAGGAACAGGAAATGACGGTATCAATTGGACATTTTGGTCTTGGAATCCTAATTCTACGGATACTGGAGGTATTCTTAATGATGATTGGAATACGGTTAACACCAATAAACAAGATCTCTTAAATTCTCTTCTGTCTGGTCAAACTTCTTTAGCTACTGCACCCTTGAATTATTCTACATCAAATAATGATTCTCAAACCTCACTTTTTGCTTTTGATTCGGCGATAACTGAAACTGAAAACTCAGAATCGAATGACAATTTATCTTCAACTACAAGAGATATTTTGGTGGATTTCAGAGTAGAGAATCAGTGGAATAATGGTTTTACTGGTACAATTACTATTAGCAATAATGCAGAAACCGTGATCAATGGTTGGAATTTAGAGTTTGATAGTCAATTCTCGATCAAATCTCTTTGGAATGCTCAACAGAAACAGCTTACAGACGATCGATATACCGTTTCTAACCTGAATTGGAATGAACAAATTCCGATAAACGGTTCAGTTTCTTTTAGTTTCAATGGTGTTTGGACACAAGGAAACATTCCTGTACCAAATAACTATGAATTAAATGGACAAGCCTTGAGTACGAACTTAGATTCTTCAGGAGTATTTTCTGAGAATAGTTCTTTAGTTTTAGCATAACTTTGCCTATTGAAACTTTCCCCGTTTGTCTGATGATATAGCGGGGATTTTCTAAATCAAAATATTCTTGTAATTACTTCCTGTTTGTTTGAGAATCTTATGTCCAACATCATCAGGTAAATTATCAATTTGTTGATGCAGTTTTTCACGACTTGTTATTTCCATAATTTTACTGGACATAAAATACTATACAAATAATGATTTACAGCGCTTTTTTTTCAATTTGGAAAACTACACTCTAAGATTATAGGTAATGCCTATTTTATATTTATCATTAAATTTGTGGTTTATTAATCTGAAAACTGCTGTAAAACTAAAATTTAAGCAAAAACAAAGGTTTTAGGTTGAGGTAAATCTTTGCCATCTTCTTGATATTCTTCCATAATTAACTCTAAAACTTCTTGCCCATTTTTTAAGGCTTCTTCATAGGTTTTGCCATGAGTAATTGGTTGCATTTCATTTTTAAAATTAGGTAAAAATACGACAAAACAGTTATCTTTATTACTCCATTGAATAGTAATTGTATAATTAAATTTACTCATAATTATTTACCCTCTTTTATTCTTTTTAATTTAGCTAATTTTTGATTAATTTGTTTTTCTAAATATTTTTGAGCATGATCACCATCATTTCCTGATATTGTGATCGGATCTTCTGATAATAATTCATGATACCAACGAGTGTGACTACTTTTAGCTGTACGATAAACAAAACCTTCTTTTTTCAATAAACTCTTTAATTCTCGAATTTTTTTAGGTATTAATCATTATATTTTCTTGATTTGCTCTATTTTCGCTTTTATGATAGCAAAAAAAATCAGCAATAATAAGAAATAAGACTATTATTGATAATATTTTATGACTAATATCCCTCCCTAAGAAACAACGAAATTTGATCGAAATTTTTAGATTTTTTTACCAAAAAACTACACAAAATTTTACTTAGTACCTCATTAGTGCCTAAATATTTCACTGTTTTACTGACAATCGATCGTTTATTCAAGTTATTATTACAACAGTTTTAGCAATTAAAGTTAGTAATCAATTATATTGTATGATTAATACACGCTATCAAATAAGTGCCGTAATTGAAAAAGATGAATATGGTTATTATGCTTATTGCCCTCAATTAGAAGGTTGTCAAAGTCAAGGGGATTCTTTCGAGGAAATAAAAGCTAATATTCAAGAGGCAATAGAATTATATTTATCTACTGTTACAGAAGAAGAAAAACAAGCATTATTGGTGAAAGAAATTTCTCTAATTAATGTGGAGGTTAAAGTTGCCTAAATTACCTCGTCTTAATGCTAAAGAATCAGAAAAACTGTTATTTAATACTGGATTTGTTTTGAGAAGAAGTCAAGGAAGTCATCGAATTTATCAAAAAGATAACATAAAAGTAGTTATTCCTTTTCATGGTGGTAAAACTCTACATCCTAAAATTGTTAAGCAAGTTATTGATGCGATCGAAACTAGCAATGAATAAATGATACAATTCTAATTTGATTGATTATAAGCTATCATACTTGTTTTGTTTAATTCTTCGTTAATGAATAATTCATATGATTTAATAATGAGAATTTTCTTGTCTTCTAAAGGAAATAACTGACGATAATTATTTGTTTGAATAACTATTTTTAAATCACATTTTTTTGCTTGTTCTGAATGATTAATAGCTTCGATCGCATCTTCTAAAGTTTCATCTTTTTTTTGTATTCTAACGGGTATAGGTTTATCATTAAATTGTCTTTTCAAAAAACCATCAATGCCATTATTTCTTTGTACTGGAATAGCATTAATACTTTTTAATAAAAATAGTTCATCTTCTGATTTTTCTATATAACTTGTTTTTCCTTTTTCCAGAAGTTCAGACTTAGTTATAATCATCTCATTTAATCTTTTTTTAGTAAGTTCGATCGCATCTTCTGATATATCAATTCCAATAAAACTACGTTGTAATGATTTGGCGGCAACACAAGTTGTACCACTTCCACAAAAAGCATCTAAAACTAAATCCCCTTCATCAGTAGAAATATTAATAATTTGTTGTAAAAGTAAAACAGGTTTTTGCGTAGGATAACCTACTCTTTCTTTTGCTTTTGGATTTAAAAAAGGTATTTCCCAAACATCTGATAAAGGAACGCCTTTTTTCTCTTGAGCTAAGATGATATTACCATTTTTATCCTTTTTATATACTGATTTTCCATAGCTATTTTTTTCTCGTAATTGCCATATTTGATCAACATTTGTTGTGGGAGAATAATCACTATAAATAGTATTAAATTTAAAATCGTCAGTTTTAGAATAAAAATAAATAGTTTGATGAGAATTGAGTAAACCTTTTTTAGAATTTGACCATCTTTTATAAGACCAAATAATTTCACTTCTAAAATTATCATAGCCAAATATTTTATCTAATAACACTCTTAAATGATGAGAAGCTGATTTATCACAATGTAAAAAAATATTACCAGTTTTTTTTAATACTCTTTTACATTCAATCAAACATTTTTCCATCATTAATAAATAATCACTTAGACTATTCCATACATCATCAAATTCATAATTTATGTTATTATCACGAGTGGTTAAAGAATGTTTTTTTTGAGTAAAGAATGGCGGATCTAAATAAATTAAATCAATTATTTCTGAGTCAATTTTTTGTAACTCATCAAGACAATTTCCCTTAATTATTTTTTCCATAATTTAACTTTTGTCTGGTGTTTTTTGATCGGCAATATCTATTAAAATCTGTTTCATATCAAATCCTGTACGACTTTTAATAAAGTTCCATGCTTCTTCTCCGGCATAATATTCTCCATTTACGCCTTTGTAAACCGTTTCTAAGGTTTGTTGAATATTGATAGCTTGTTCTCTTTGAGGATAATAAAACATTACTCTAATAGGTTTATATCCATGATTTTCGATCGCTTTTACCCTTGTATGCTCTTTTGTGATATGATCTCCGTCTGTAGTTGCATCTCTCCATTTAATTTCTATAGCGTCCTTGCCATCTAAAAAATCAATTTCAAAAGTTTTTGGTTTTGTACCAAAAGAATTTTTTACAGTAATTTTTCTTCCTTGAGGATTGTTAAATAATAAACATAAAGAGGCAACTTCTTCTAAAAAAGAACCAGCATAATTATACAAAAACCTGCCAATATTTTGATATTCATCTATTTTTTGACCTTCTTGACTGGTTATCCCTAAAACTCTATAAATTAAATAATGGGAACTATCATCATTTTTCATTTCTTCTTTTCTTAAATCAATTTGTATTTTTAATTGAGAAGCGTATTCTTCTGAAAGTAAATGAATTTGCGATATTAACAATTCTAGTTGTTTTCCTTGTTTAATAGCATTATTAATTTTGTTAAATTTATCCTGATTAATTAATTCTAATAATTGTTGTTTTGTATTTTAATACCATATTTTTGACAATAATTTTCAAGCTCTTTTTTCTTTAAAGATTCTATTTTCATTTATTTATAACTAAAATTTAAGCAAAAACAAAGGTTTTAGGCTGAGGTAAATCTTTACCATCTTCTTGATATTCTTCCATGATTAACTCTAAAACTTCTTGCCCATTTTTTAAGGCTTCTTCATCGGTTTCCCCATGAGTAACAGGTTGCATAACATTCTGACTAAATTCAGGTAAAAAAACCAC